ACTTTTGGTCTAGGTACATCTATAAATTTATCTACATATCTTTTTTTGTAAACTGTCTTAATTACTTCAACTGGCTTTTCAACTATTTTTATAATTGTATCAGTCTGTACTTTAGTTTTAAGTTTAGTAACGTACTCTATTACTTTTTTCTCTACTACTTTATTTACTATTACAGTATCTATTATTACTTCTTTTTTTACTATCTCTACAGGTACTTCTTTAACTACCTCTATTGGATTCAAAATAAGATAAGCAATACCTATTAAGAGTCCAACTATTATTACAATTTTTTTATCTATTTTTTTCATACTTATAATGGTATTTTAGACCCTATCATGAAAGAATGCATGATTGGAACAAATTCGTTGCTACTATATATCATTGTCCATCCTACATTAAAAGAGAAAGACTTAGTTAATTGTACTGTAAAAGAGTTAGCAAGTATACCTATAAAGTCTTTGCTAACAGAACCAAATGCTAAACTAGTATCTGTTTTATCTATAAAGCTCATCGGTGTTTGTGCTCCAATTATAGCTGGAGAATATAATACTCTGTTATGTACTTTAAAAGAATTAGCATACAAAAAGTTATACCCTAATGAATACATATTAGGTAGTTTATCTCCTAATTGATCTTTACCAAACATAGTAGAGTAATTTATACCTAATCCGACAGTCCCATACTTACCTAAAGGTTTAGTTCTTGTTAATGAAATACCTACTGCATTCATAGTATAGTTTCTCATATATGAAATTGATGCTCCATCTACCCATGAAACTTGATAGTCTTCTGTTAGAGATACTTTAGATGTACCGATATTTAATCCTACTTGTTTTAAGTTATCATACACCATTAACGAAGCTGAATTAGTTCTATCTCCATATATAGATGACTGGGAAGCACCTATGCTCATAATGGTATTATAACTTAAAGTTAAAGACTGTTGTTGTAACATATCTGCTTTAAGTTGAATAGGCATAAACTTTTTTTCTTTTTTCTTTTTATCCTCTTCTTCCTCTTCATCCTCTTTAGATTCTTCCTCGCTTTCCTCTTCTTCCTTTTCCTCTTCTTCTTTTTCTTCTTCTTTTTCCTCTTCTTTAGTTTCTTCTTCCTCTTTAGATTCTTCTTCACTTTCACTTTCTGATTCACTTTCTGTTTCTTCTTCTCCCGAACCTTCACCTTCTGATTCTCCTTCACCTTCTCCAGAACCTTCTCCTTCACCGCTACCTTCTCCCTCTCCAGATCCTTCACCATTTCCTTCTCCAGATCCTTCACCATTTCCTTCTCCAGATCCTTCACCATTTCCTTCTCCGGAACCTTCACCTCCACTTCCGGAATCACCTCCTCCAGAGTTATCATTAGAACTACCTCCTGTATCTCCTCCTCCGCTGCTATCACTAGAACCACTTCCTGATGAGCTACTTGAAGAACTACTAGAACTATTAGTAGCATTGTTAGCTGCATTTTGAGCATTTTGTGCTTGGGTAGTAGCTGACGAACAAGGAGAAAGTGCTGCCCACCATGCATACTTTTGCTGTAGCCATTGCTGCAATTCTCCGTTAATGTATTGTTGGTAAGTAAATATTTTAGCTTCGTCGTAAAACGCTACTACAGCAGAACCGGTGCTAAAGTTAGCAGTCACTATCTGTACTTCTCCTGTACATCTATCTATAAATGTTTGAGTAAATGTCTGACCATAGGTATAGTTTGCCAGTAGCACTAAAAGGAATATGCAAAACTTTCTTTTCATTCATTAGTTTTCAAATATACGCTTCCTTATCATTCTTGCAACTATTCTTGCAGAGGCTGTTTCTAAAGCTTTCCGTGTAGTAACCCCTATAGCTGATTGTCTAAATTTTATTTCTTCTACATCCAGACCTAATAAACCTTCTTGAGTCTTTACTGTATTAGCTTCTCCTAAACCTGAACCTACAAAGTAAGTTCCTCTTTCGGCATCTGTAAATCTAACTTGTAGTCCTAATCTAGTAGTTTGAGTTTGTTTAGAACCGTCCGATAAAGAAAGTACTTCATCTTCTGAGACTGAGAAGTCATATATCTCTATAGTTACAAAGTACTTAGCTAACATTATCTTCCCTACACCGTACACTTCATTCTGAGATATTCCTTTTCTCGAAGCTACCCACTGTGTTTTCATTCTGTCTTTTATTGCTGATTTCTCTTCAACAAATTCAAAACGATTCGTCCAATCTAAGTACTCTATTACCATATTTGTTACTCCTAAACCTATACGTGCATCTTTTAATTCAGGCCACATTTCGTAAACCTCATCCGATGCGGAGATTTTTAATAAAGCAATTGGTATCATATCTCCATAATAATCAGAGACATCATCAATTGATTTCTTTTTTTCAAATTCAGCTTGGTATGTTTCTGCTTTTATTTTACCAACAGTTTGTCCGTAGGAAAAAGTATATACCAAGAGTGTTACTAATAGTGCTAAAATGTTTTTCATATTATCCTAATGTATCAAATATTCCAAATGTTGCGGTGCTAACTGATTCAGGGTTAGTACATATATGATATAGTAATCCTATCAATCCTAGAATAGCTAAAGCAAGTAATGAACCTGACCATACTTTGAGCAAGATATTCATATACTTATTTGGATGCATTCTTTCTTTAAAAATATTCATTATTATTATTAATGTGTGTTCTTTATATCTTCTGGAAGTCTCCAACCATGTTTTTTCATTTGCCATGCATACCATGTGCAAAGTATTACAAAGCTAGCTAACCATCCTGCTGCTAATAATTTATTTTCCTGCATTTCTTGACCTAGAGCTAAAAAATAAACATTAAGGTATATTACTATACCCATAAAGCCTATTATTTGTCCCCATACTTTCCACCATTTATTAAATTTATTTTTCATAATTAAAAAGTTTACCAGTCCATTGTTTCTTCTACCTCTTTCTTTTTTTCTACTTTAGGTTTAACTACAGGTTGAATAATAGTTTTTGTTATTACTAAAGTATCTTTAATACTATTTTTTGGAACTGAGATGGTTTGTTCCATCATTGGAGGTTCTTCTGTTGGGTTAAATATAGCTTCCATATTAGTAACTAGTAAACCACCTCCTGCAGTTATTACTATACCTATAGTAGCGACTATTTGATTTTTAATTTGGCTAAAGAAGCCTTCTTTTTTTTCTTCTGACATTATTTATTACTTTACTACAAATGATGTTCTACCTAAAACAATATGGAACTCACTTGTTAATTCCAATAGGTACGCACTTTTATCTAGAGTGCTTACATATACTTTTAAAATATTATCCCCTTCGGTACCATTTAGTTTTTCTTGAGAGATTAATTCATTGGTCATTGAATGTCTAATTTTAACTCTATAAACTCCATCTGCAGGTAATTTAACATTCATTGCAACTCTTTCAGTTACTATATTATTTTCTAATTTGATACCAACTAATTCATCCATCATCAATGCTTGAGGTACTTCTTGTACCGGTTCTACTATAAAATCCTCATCTCTTACACATCCTAAAAGAGTCAGTACTACTAAACTTATAATTAATTTTTTCATGTTTTTATCTTATTGTATATTAAAAATTACTTTTGAACCATCCTGTTTAACAGCTTCAGTGAAACTAAATGTTATTAACCCTGATGTGTTATTTAATTCCTCATTAGGTGTAAATATTAGTTTGTAAGCTACTCCTGTTTTTATGGTTACTTCTGCTGATTGATCTAATGAACCTACACTTACAGTCGCATCTTGCTCTCTATGATTAGCAAAGTTTGTCATTTCATTACCTGTATCGAATATAGCATTGTCTAAAGTTAGAATAGTTTCATCATACTTAACACTAAACTGTGCCCCGATTAAATCCTCTTCTTCTATGTTTATAGATAAATGTACTTTCCCTTCTATCAATTCAGTATTAATATCTAAATTAGCAGTTGTAGGTGTTTGAAGTGCTTTAGTAGTTAAAGACATTCTAGCTGAAGATGTTGATAAAGCAGATGATTCTGCTGTTGGGGTATATGAATGTGAAAAATCTACATCTCCTATTAATGCATGCCCGAAGTTAAAAATCTTAGTACCATCTGTAGGTGTAAAAATAAAGTTTTGACCAAAGTAATAATCGTCTGTTGATACCCCTAAATTTTCTACTCTACCCCAGACATCTTTTGCTCCGTTAGTATCTGATGTAAACCATTCACTTAGTCCTTCTACTCCCTGAATATGACCTAATGCCTCATATGAATCATCAAAGTCTATGTTACCGCTGTTTGTCAATTCACCTAGAAGGTACTGTATACTGTAATCAAATGTATTACTAGATCCTGCTCCTGGTCCGGAACCGCCGCTTGATGCTGCGATTGCCTGTTGAAATATTATATATACGTCTGTTACTGTAATGACATCGTCCAACCAGTCTGCTTGATCACTAACTCCTAATTCTAAGTAGTAACTCTCTCCTATCGATAAATCTCCTCCAGCAAATATCATTTGTCCATTTGCATCTACATTACCAGTAAGAAGAGCTTCTCCAGTTTTACCGTTTACTCCATTTGCAGCATATATTTTATACGTAAAATCTGTAGCATAATCTGCTTTAGCTTCTGAGTTTAGATTTAATGTAACGGTACCTGCATTTACACCTGTTACTGCTCCTTGATTTTCTATATTTAGGTTTATACCTGAAGGACCTACTCCTACTTCGTATAAGTTGGTGTCTGCTGTGGAAGTATTATCTGTTGCTTTCATCCATGATAATCTAGTTAGTTCAGTATAGTCATCATAGCCAGTCCCTTGTCTGTCTTTAATTTTAAATCTTACCTCTAATAAAGTTTCTCCATGAGATATAGCTGTGTTTGCTTCTTGAATTGTAATTCTTTCTACTGACCAATCGTTACTAGTACTGTAAGAGCCGTTACCGCGATTTAACCAACCTTCTTTATATTGAAAATCTAAATCTGCAGGTGATTGAGCAACTCCAGCAAATTGAGTTAAGACGTTAAAAGAGTAACCATCCCAGTGAGTTAAATTCTTATTAGCTGATGAATTATCAGGAAGTTTAAAAGTATGATCTATTTTCTGTAATAATTTATTATTGTATTGATAATCAAATAACATAAAATAAACATCTGCATCACTGTCACTGAGTGTGTTAAATTTAACTGTTATAGTATCCCCTACTATAAAAGGTGCTGTATCGGTATAACTGTGATCTAATTTAAGATCTTGACCTACAGTTAACATAGGTACTAATAATAATAAGAGTAATTTTCTCATAATAAGTTTTTAATAATTTTTTCACATACCTTTTTTAAAGCTATGCTTGCTGTTTGTTGGTTAAATGTTCCATCTTCTGTAACTACAAGGGTGCTGGTAGAAATAGTCTTACTCGTACCTTTTTGAGTAGTTCTCTTTTTAACCTTACCTTTGACTTCTAATTCACCTATTGCTATTATCTGCGTCAGTGATACATCTTTGTGGAGAATACCTATATTATTCCCAATATTTTTTATATCAAAAAAGACCAATCTAACATTTACCTTAGTAGATGCTTGGTCTGATAGATCATAATCTAGATCCATTAATAATTCTTCTAGTATATTTCGGACACCCATTGCCAGGTTTCTATTACCTGCAAACTTGCCCATTCTGATTTCGTTGGTGACTTCACCGACCATAATAAGATCCTGGCCGTCTATCTGTACCTCTTTGTTAGAACCTGTTGGAAGCAGTAACAAGATACAAATAACGAATATTTTGATTACGTTAAGAGTAGCAATTTTCAAAGTCTTTATTTAAAAAATTACTAAAACCTTTAAAAGGTAACGCTTATAAGAAACTATTGTTAGGGGAACTATTAGATATAACTGAGGAGTATTACTCTCCTTTTTTACCGCCAAAGATCTTCCCTGCTTCTGCGATACCGAAACAGCCTAATGTAATGAATAAGAAAGAGTCATAAATAAATTCCTGTATTACCAAGTCTCTACCTATAAATCCTGTTATAATATCTGCCGAAGCAAATAGTACCATTACTGCGAATGCAGCAAAACCAACGACAGATTTTTCGTTGATATCATTATTGTCTTTAAATATGTTACCAAATTTCATACAAATTGATTTAAATTTTTTCATAATGTAACTTAATTAGATGTAACTCATTTATAATAAATACAACTCGAAAACGAAACAAAAAAAAACGGAGCAAAAAGCCCCGTTAATTCAATCATAAATTTCACCTTGGATTCCGGAATAAAACTTACCCAAGATCTTCGATCTCTTTTGGTAGAAACTCTGCGTTGCAGTGTCCGCATTTTCTACAGTTAAAGACTGGGATTGGAATGTAAGTTGTTTTTCCTGTTCCTGTAAGGATTCCTGATGCTTTTCTAAGGACGAGTCCTTGATCAAAGTAGGCTCCTCCACATTCGTCACAGGTAACTCCTGTTGTTTGTTTGATGTCGACATTTGGTGTTTGTTGCATTATTTAGAGTGGTGAATTGAATAAATTTGATTTATAAGGTTAGTTTTAGATAATCCTGAATCTAATTTTTCTCCTAAATCATTTTGAGCATGTGCTAGTAAATCTTTTTTAGTCATTGCTCTTAATTTGCTTTTTGTAATCTTTCCTTTTAAAGCGTCTTTTACATCTTTAACTTCTTCGATTACATCTGCAATTTCTTTTTTAGCTGCTTCTGCTCTTCTTTTCACTTCTTTTGCTGTTGCTTTTACATCTTCAGCAAATTCTTTAACATCTTCTACTGCGTCTTCGACTACATCTGGAATATAATCTCCATCTGAATCTTTAATCTTTCCTTGTTTTACCAAGTAAATAGTCACTCCTGCTGCTACGAGCAATAATGCTATAATAACTGTAATTGTTGTCATAAACTGTTTTGTTAATTAGTATTTATTGATATATATCTATATATAAATAGAGGGGTATTACGAAACATTCCTAAGTCTCTTAGTTCTTTTTCCATATTTTTCCTCCATTTCAAAATAGAATTCGGTTATGGTACCAGAAGACTCTATTACTTCTTCTTCGTACTCTTCTTTAGTCATTACAAACTCCTTTACAAATAGGTTTCTAATCTCCATTAGCTTCCTAGCTTCTTCCTTCTCATGATCTTCTACAAGCCTTTTCTTCCTAGCTCTATCAATAGACGTTTCGTTATGAAACTTACCATGATCTATCTCTCCACTCTGAGTAGTATTCTCAATATACTTATCATTAATAGTATGGTAAACTAATTCTACTTCAAGCAGGTAAGGACCTGGTTCAAAGTCTCCATTTAGTATTCTATCTATAAAACTATGACGAGCAGTCAACGGCTTATTCTTAGGCGTATAACTCCTCCACCACATAAACCTATCATAAGGTTTTTTGAAATAGTTCTTACTAAGTTTTTTCTCTATCCAGGTCTTAGACCATCTAGGACTATAAGGTAAGTTTACTTGCATATACTACAATATAAGAAATTTTTGGCAATTATCCAAACATTAAACGATTAAAAGCATACTTTATTATTTTACCATCATACTCAGTTAATAGTCTATATGCTTGTTCTTTCTCTTCTAAGGTAAGCTCTAAAGGGCCGTTAGTTGTACCTTCCTTCGGCACGATTTTTCCTTCGCTTACTAACTCATTATACTTTTTGATTGAATCGCTCATAACTTTGATTATTATTTATACTACAATATAAGAAAAATTACGCATATAGGCAAGAATTCCACAATAAAAAACCCGGCACGTCTGCCGGGCTCGTGTTGTTAAGTAGTGTACTGCAACCGGATGCAATTAAGATTACCGGAAATTTCTTTTAAGCTCTTGGGGTACTTTACGCCGGACTACTCCTTACCGACTTACTTACCTTAACTAACTTACCTTAATATATGAATAATAAAGTTCATATGCAACTATATCACCATATATTTCCAATAAAAAACCCCTCCGTTTCCGGAAGGGCCTTCTAAATTCGCGCGTGGCGACTTCGTCGGTTAAGAGAAACGCCCCCCTACCTCGTTGCGTCCATGTTCGCTTTCTTATAAGGTGTGATTAATTTCTTAATCTCTCCTGCTGCTTTACGAGCTCTTGCTTGTGAAGCTTTTGTTGAACCTTCATGGTTCTCCTGTAACGTTGCAAACTGTTCTGCAATTTGTTCAAATAATTCTTGTTTGTTCATAATTTTTAATTTTACATCATCATAGAAGGATCTATTCCATTTGTTTTATCCTCCTCTTTCCGATTTGATATTACTGCTTCGGTTATTAACATTGTACTAGCTACAGATGCAGCATTCTCTAGAGCTAGTCGGGTTACTTTAGTTGGGTCGATAATACCAGATGCGAACATATTTACATATTTTTCGTCTCTAGGGTTATAACCTGACCAGAAGTCTCCCTCTTCTTTAATGTGTTCTTCTATACCTCCTATATCATCGTTAGTGTATCCTGCATTAAGAAGGATTTTATAGAAAGGTCTTTCAATAGCTGAGATTACAATTTCGTATCCTGTATGATATTCGTAAGGTTGATCTCCTATTAGGTCTGTGAGTCTTAGAGCAGAGTTTAATAATGCTATACCTCCTCCAGGTAAAATACCTTCCTCTAAGGCTGCTTTTGTAGCATGGAGTGCATCGTCAACTCTATCCTTTTTCTCTTTCATTTCAACTTCAGTATGACCTCCTACAAATACAATTGCTACTCCTCCAATAAATCTAGCCAATCTATCTTGAAGTGTTTCGATTTCATATGGAGATTTACTATCATCAATTTGAGTTTTAATCTCTTCTACTCTTTTTGTAATAGATTCTTCTTCTCCTTTAGCATCAATAATGGTAGTAGAGTCTTTAGTGATAGTTACTTTCTTAGCTTCACCAAACCAATCAGAGTTAAATTTCTCTAATTTCATACCTCTTTCTGTTGATACTACTGTACCTCCTGTTAGTACTGCAATATCTTCTAATACTGCTTTCTTTCTGTCTCCAAACTCAGGAGCATTTACAGCTGCTACAGATAGATTACCTCTCATCTTATTAACTACTAAGGTAGACAACGCCTCTCCTCCAATATCATCTGCAATGATAAGAAGACTCTTGTTCTGACTAGAACATGCTTCTAAGATAGGAAGTAACTCCTTAACTTGATTAAGCCTTTTGTCTGTAATTAATATCAACGGAGATTGAAGAACAGCCTGCATTGACGAATTGTCCGTAACAAAATATGGAGACTTATAACCTCTGCTAAATTGCATTCCTTCTACCGTTTCTAGGTAGGTTTCTCCTGTTCGGGATTCCTCAATCGTGACTACACCGTCTCTGCCTACTTTATCCATGGCTGTGGAAATTAACTCACCTACTTCTGTGTCGTTATTGGCAGATATCGTAGCTACTTGCTTGAGCTGCTCTTCATCCGTGATATCTTTTGATTCTTCTTTTAAATAAGTTACTACATCTTTTACTGCAGAGTCAATACCTCTTTTGATATCAACTGCATTAGCACTTTTTTTAAGTCTATCTATCCCTTCTGTAAGGATTGATTGTGCTAATAATGTAGATGTTGTAGTACCATCTCCTGCTTGATCTGCAGTTTTAATAGCTGCTTGTTTAACAATTTGTGCTCCTATATTCTCTACTTTACTTTTTAGTTCAATTGCTTTTGCAACTGTAACTCCGTCTTTAGTAGAGATAGGGTTACCTTGTTCTTGTTCGATAATTACATTCCTTCCTGAGGGTCCTAATGTAGCCGTAACAGCTTCTGCTAATTTATCTACTCCGTCCGCTAGTTTATGTCTAGCCTCTTTTGAAAAAACTAATTTTTTACTCATTACTTTCTGGTTTAATTGATGCTAAAATTTCCTTGTCTGCTGTTATGAAGTATTCAGTACCTTCAAAATCAATTCTAATAGAACCAATTTTTGGTATTAGTACGATATCTCCTACTTTAGCATTAACTCTAATAAATTGTCCGAACTCGGTCTGTCGGCCAGGTCCTGTAGCGATAACTTCTCCCATTTCTGGTCTCTCTTTTCCTAAATCAGGAATAACTATGTTACCGTACATTTGTTCGTCTTCTTCGATAGGCTTTATAATAACTCTATCATTGAACGGTGTAAGTGTTTTTGACATATATAACTTTGTTTATTTATATTAATATAAGAATAATAATGATAAGATCAAACTTGAGAGCGTAAAAAAACCTATTTAATTTTCAAAGTCTTTAACTCTGAACCTTTACTGAAAGGTATACTAATACGAAGAAGTCCGTTTTCGAATGAAGCTTCTGCTTTATTCAATTGGAACTTGCTATCGATTTTCCAACCTAAATTAAATGCTCGTTTAGCAATACCTCTATGGTAAAACTTACTATCAAGCTCTGTTTTAGGTTTATCGTAAATTACTCTAAGAATGTTTCCTTGGATTTGAATCTCAATGTCCTCTTTATCGATTCCTGTACAAGCAATATCTATACCAATACCGTTAGGTGCTTCGTAAATATCAACAGGATGTGGAACTTTGGATTCTTCTAAAGGACGGAAGTGTCCTTGTGACTGTAAAAAATTTCTGACAAGTATGTCAAAAGGGTTGTTGTTTAATAATTCTAATGTACTCATATCATTTTAAGTTTATGACGTCCTAAGATCGTCGGTTAATGTAATAAAAAATCGCTCTCAAGTTGATCTTTCATCTTATATAAATATAGGTTAAATTCGTTTTAATGACCTTCTGCCCAATTATTAGCAATCTCTGGTGGTGCTTTTAAAGTAACTCCAGGTAGTTTGGTAGTATTCTCCATAATCTCTTGAACGTAAGGAGCAAACATTTCTGCGTCTTTTTCAGCTATATTAACTATCAGTTGATCATGCACTTGAGCCTGACATATAGCATCGATGTTTAACTCTTTAGCTTTTTGATTAATCTTTAACGCTGCTCTATTTACTACCGCTGCTGCTAAAGACTGCAATTGGAAGTTAAGACAGTTATTAAGTCCGTTTCTATAATCTCTATACGCTTTTAAAACTATATCTTTACCGTAAGTCCTTTCTAGTTCCTTTCTGAATCTCCAATCCATCATCTTATCTTGAAACTTAATATAGGTCTTTTGAACTTTAGGTAGATGTCTAACTCGTCCTACATAGTTTTTAATATAACCATGAGCTTTGACTTGAAGTCTAGAATTCTCTCTCCATTCTTTTAGCTGAGGGAATCCATCTAGGTAACCTTGAACTAAACGTTCAGCAGTTTTCTGATCTACTCCTAAAGTCATTTTTAACGCATAAGCTTCCATACCATATGCAATACCTAATGAATAAGCTTTTGCTTTATTACGAGCTGGAGCATCTAGTTTCTTTAGGTAGTTAGGAGCACTTTTATCAGCTGAGACTCCGTTAGGAAATCTAGTAGTATCTTCGTTTAGCTTTTCAGTTTTAATAGCAACAGTAGAATAAAAATCCCAGTTCTTATTAAAGATCTCTTGTAAAGCTTTATCTCCTGTTACTGAGGCAAAGCAGTGAGGTTCCAAAGATTCGTAATCGGCATCAATAACCTTTCTACCATTTCCGGCAATAAGAAACTTTCTTACTACGTTTACATACTTCATAATGATAGGAGCTTCTTCTCCTTCTTCTAGAGGTTTAGGTAGTTGTTGAGCATCAGATCCATAACGACCAGATACAGTACCGTTTTGCTTAAAGTAAAAATAGTATCTACCATCTTCCTGACGATCTCTAAATCTATCTACATAGGTAGACTTTATTTTAAGTAATCTATTATATACTCTTAAGTTTTCTGCCCAAGGGTAGTCTTTAGATAAATCCTTAATCATATCCATATCGAACTTAGCTCTACCAGATTTAGTATTCGATCCTGCTACTTTAGGAGTAATACCCATATACTTAAATACGATCTCACCTAACTGCTTTTTAGATTGAATATTAATATAGTCACCATCATTCGATTCCTTCCACATAGTCATAGAAATTCTAGCTACTTCAATTTCATCTAGTAGTTCTATATTACCTGTTAATAGGTAATTTTTAGCTGGAGATTCTTCTAAAGCTTCTATATTTTTTTGAGTTACAGAATACTTACCTGTCTTCTCAGATTTAGGTAAATTTAATGAATACCTTTCAGCTAACCTTTGAGCCCAGTTACCTTTATGAGAAGGTGGATACTCTTTAAAAGCTGTATCCATAATCCACTCTTTAACTTCAGGTATCTCTAATAGAGACTTCATTACTATTTCCTTATTATTTTTTTGATCTTCTATAATCTCACCATGAACTTTTTCAATTAGTTCTATATCTAAATCTACTCCACAAGCTTCCATAGGTACAGTTACTTCACGGTAGATAGGCATTACTTCATCTTCAAAGAAAAACTTCTCTAGTCCTTCTTCTTTAAGTTTTCCAAGGTATAGATTACATATACGTAAAGTAAGATCGGTATCAGCAGAAGCATATTTACTAAGAATATCCAAGTCAGCTTTAAATATTTCATATAACGCTTTAGTAGTTGATCCTCCATTATTTTTTATTGATTCTTTAAGTTCTATTTGTTCTTTATTAGCTGCTTCTTCTACGTCTAAACCAAGCTCTTTTTGATTCATTATAGCAATAGACTTTAACCCGAAAGGATTACCATAGCCAAAGGCTCCTTCTTCGTATACAGTATGAACTAATAGTCCAGTATCTACGTATACACTAGGTAGTAAATCAACTCCAAAATAGTTCTTTATAAACTGAACATCAAAAGAGGCATTATGAAATACTAATTTTTTACCTATAAGTAATTTTAGTAAATTTCTAGATATAACCTCAGTAGATTTGCCGTTTATTTCTTGTAGTACTAACTCATCTTTCTCATAATCAAAAACTAAGGTAGGTAAGTAAAAACCTACTCCTTCGTCTCCAGAAACAGACCAACCAATAATTTTATTCTTACGAGGGTTAAGTCCGGTAGTCTCCGTATCGACTGCTATTACATCTGAGTCTAAGATATGTTGATGAAGTAATTTTAAGGTCTCTTCATCTTGAACCGTATAGTACTTTTTTTCTAATTGCATATATAACCGTTTTATTTATTTAATAATATAAGAAAAATTATTCAGACTAAAAAATTCTTGAACAGCTTTCTTTCCATCTTTAATATTTAATTTCTCTTGGTAGTGTTTTTCTATAGTGTCTAATCTAGGAGTATACTGAACTTCTATATCGTCGTCCATCTTTGTAACTTTATCATCAAACCCTCTATAATAAATCTCAAATTCTCCTCCGTATTCCTTTAGGAATGCATACATTGCTGGGGAGAGCCATCCTGTGTTTGCTCCAGATCCTGCTAAATAATTACTACCTATACGTTGAAAGCATTTTTGAGATTGACCAACTTTAAATTTTTGTTTTGTTCCGGAAGGGGATTTCCATACTAAGATGTATATCAATCTCATAACAGGAAAATCTTCTGGTTTGTAGGTTAGACGGTCAATTAGATCTCTCCTGTTTTTAAGTTTTAAAAAGTACTTATATCTTATATCCTCTGTGATATGTTGATTTAGAGCTCTGTTGCTTTTTTCCAGATTTCTAGGGAGTACAAATGAATCTAAATACTTGAAATTCTTTGGTATCATCTCGATGTTAGTTTTTTTAATCTTTCGTTAAACCGTTTCATTTCTTCTTTGAATGCCTTTTTGCCTGAAGATGATAATTTAGTATCTGTCCTTTGGGCATATTGGTTCTTTGCTTTTGAATATCCTGGGTGTTTCATTTTACTTTTTTTAAATTCCACATTCCATTCTATACTGAGAAGCATGATGTTCAGCTTCTGAATAGACTCTTAGGTTTAAATAATCACCAAATTTACTGTAATCTCCAATGTACGAAGTATCTTCTCTAATACTTTTATCATATGCAAAACAAAAGTCATACTCCTCTTGTGTGAGGTATTCTTTTGTATTCATAATCTCTTCAAACTTGAAATACTCTTGCTCTGCAATGTATAAACTTTCTGGACTCATCATAACCTTTATTGTTTTATTAATATACCTTAATATACGAAAAATAACAATAGGAAACAACTTTTGCCCTAATATTCTCCGTAAAGATCGAACTTTTCTGGTTCTGGTTCTTCTATAGTAACCTCTTCAGTCTTTATAGCGAATAATTTACCATTCAAAGGTTCTAATCTATAGTGACCTTTAAATTTAGTTTTACGCATATATTGAGTGAGGGTAGGTACTAAGCCATCAATAAGGTTTTCCTTATCAATGACTAGTTCCCATTTGTCTCCAGGTGGTACTCTTTTTGCTATAAGTTCGTTATGCTCTACTATTTCTTTTTGCATCAAAATACTCTTTTAAGAATTCTTTTCTATATAACATTACCTTACCTGTGTAAGCTTTATTACTTATCTCTCTTACTCCAACTGGTTCTTTAAGTATTAATGCTGTTTTGTATACATCTTTACCTAATTCTGGACCTGCTTTTTGTCCTAAGTAATCATAAAGTGAAAATGTTGCATCTAATACCGATTTTCCATCAAATTTTAAACTAGCGAGTTCTTCTTGTAATTTTATATTTTCCATACTATTGTCTCAAAGTTTTTTCAATTCTATAATCTGTATGTGTAAAGAAATCTGGTATAAATCTTGAATGCGTAGCTCTAATAGGGTTAATATCTAAACCGCCTCGTCTAGTATATAAACATGCTACCATTAAGTCGTCTGGTTGATAAGCATCCGTTAAATGTTTAAACACCATCTCGCATATCTCTTCATGAAAATGGCTAACAGTTCTATGAGATACTATATACTTAGCTATTGACTCAGGAGAAGGAATATTTTTACCATTCATTCTAATAAAAACATCTCCCCAATCTGGCTGATTAGTAACTCTACAGTTAGATCTTAGTAAGTTTGATTTTAACTTAATTTCTTTAGATTCTTTAACTACAGTTTCAGTTTCCAATTGAGAAGCATCAGATGAAAAAGCAGTAAAATCTATTAAGTCTAAATCTGCTATATCTCCTAGATCTTGATACCCTTCAAATGATAATGCTTTACCGTCATCTATATCACTATAGAAACTTACAGTCGTACTTGTTTCTAATAATTTATCTAAGTCTTCTTTAACTTTAGCTTCTATCACAGCCATACAATCTGCTGCACAGTCTCCTAATCTAGTCATATTGAAAGAATTTAAATATAACTTAATAGATTTAGATTCTACGTGAAATTCTGAATTGGAAGGACAGACTATTTTTAACATACCGGCTACAGGTTGACCTTTAGTTGTAATAGCTGATACTTCATAACAATTCCAAGTATCTACTCCTACAAAGCTTTTATCAGTTAATCCGTATCCTTCTCTGTTTAAATACCTTGGTACCTTAACTAGTAATTCAGGAGCGTAAGTATCTTTATACCCGTCTCCTCCTACTTTACCTAAATGTTTAGACGCTATGTCTACTACTGCTTGATAATTTTTTACTTCTGCCATTTGTTTTTATTTATTAATATAATCAATCCACTTTGTTCCTTTTGTATCCGAGTTCGGAAATACAAACGATTTAGTTACATCACCTATAGTAATGATTTTTCGAAATCCTGAAGGGATAGTAGCACCAGTTGGTAATACTTCTAACTTCCCTTCAAATAGGACTTCTACTCTCACTTTAACTTCTTTTCCAAAAAAGTTTGCTGCGTCTCTTTCAAAAGACTCTAATTTACTCCATTGACCTCTATTCAATCCTTCATGCTGTAAAGCAGAGTTGATATAAGAAAAGGTTTTGAGTAATGTTTCTTTATCACAACTAAAGGCTGCTGCTGGAGCTAGATGACCTTTGTCGTATATATTATTTCTATAATCCTCATTATCTGAGGTTTTAATATCTTTGGGTACCCAGAAATCCATACCTTGTCGTGATGCTTTGCCGTTAGGACATTTTACAGTATATTCAACCCAAAGAGGTTGTTGGTATTCTTCACTGTATTCTACAGTATAAAGACCATTATCTACTATTTGAGCGACAGATGATACTGAAAATAAAAGTGCTATTATATATTTCATATTTTAATTTATAAATTTCATTATTTGTTCTACTCTTTGCATAGGAGAGCCAGTTATAGTTAAGTAAGGTTGACGTACTCCATCTAGTACTGCTTTAAACTCATCGTCTATTTCTTTTCTCCACTCTTCACTTATACTTCTTACTCCATCATCCACAGATTCAAATTCAATAGGAAAATAAATATAATGAGTATATTCATTTTTTACTCTATTCCAAGTATCTTCTATATAATTGTAAGTATGCGAAGTTACTCCTTTCATAAATTTAGTATAGACTACAACATCCATATAACATCTATCTAAAACTAAGTTATAAGGTTGGAGTAAAGCTTCTAAATGGAAACTACTAATAGCTAGCTGAGTAGCACAAGTACCTTCTTCATTGATAGGAAATCCGTAACTACCTACAGTTCTAGTAGATTCGTTTACGAATTCATATTTAGGTAATTTATTTTTAAGTAGTTCATAAACAGTAGTCTTACCTGTACTACTTGCTCCTACTAATGCGATACGTTTAATCATTTAATAACCTTTTATTTAATATAAGAAAAAAAATGTTATAAACCAAATACTTTCTTTAGAAATATAGTCCACATATATAATGATCTATCTTTAAATACCCCCCACATTTCTTCTTCTGTAATGTTAAAAGCATTGAATCTTTCTTCTGCTAGTATCTTACCTTCATCTACCCCTGCATCAACTTTATGAAGAACACATCCCATAACTGGGTATTTTCCTTCAAATGCTCTAATCTGTGGATCTTTTCCTTTAAGTTCTGGGTATTCAGTTATAAGACCTGGATGTCCGTTAAAGATAGAGAACTTTTCGCATACTTCTTTCGGCATAATACGTAACCAACCATGTAAGGTAATTATTGCTTCCGGAAAATATACTAGTATTTCTTCATAATCCTCTAAAGTAGGTTTATTATTTAAAGTGAAAAAACCATTTTCTACTATTCTAGGATCTATCTCTCTAAGTCTTTCAGGTCTCTCGTTAGTATAAATTCTATCAGGCCATTTACCAAGTGACTTAGCTAAATCAGCTATCTCACTACCAGTCTGACTAAAGAATGCTATCCAAGGTTTAGTTGCCATTCGTAAACCATTTAAATTTCTGTATATTGTTTTTAATCGTTCCTAATTGCTTCATATCAATATCTGAGTTTATTAGTTCGAATAGTTTTTGTCTTTCTTTAGACCAAAGTCCATCTGAACCATATGTTATACCTTTTATTCCGTGAACAACAGGGTTAGATGTATCTAGTGAATAAATCCAATCATAATCTGAATGCTTGTAGAAGCTAAATTCTTGAGGTAGCCCACAACCTAGTAAATGATGAGGTTTATGTTTATTAATTATACCGTCTTTAAGTAAATCTCCCAGTAACTTAACACGTCCTAGCATCCAACTAACATACTTGTTAGCATGAGGTACAGAAGTGCTGTAATACGAATAATCAAATGATATAGCTATCATATCTACATCTGCTGATTTATTCATATAGTTATAGCAATCTACTATTTCATCATAAGTCTTACCTTGAACTACTCCTATCTTTCCACTTCCTTCGTATCCAAGACCTTTATTATTCCAATCTTCCATTTGATCGCAAGTTTTAGTAGCGTCTTCTAAAGCATCAGGAACAATGTACCATGAAGGTCTAAAGTCTTTTACCCATTTATCAAACTTCGCAGCATCAAAAGCTTCTTCTAATTCGAAAATAGAGTTATCTAGTATAATCTCTCTACCTTTGTCTCTAGCTCTTTTAAATTGATTGAGGTATGCTTCATCTTCCTCAAATAAATGAACTAAAGCATAATCATAATCAGTAAGTTTTTGAACTTCTTCAAATACCTCTTTGGGACTTTCGTGTGCTATTTTTATCATATATTACTATCTAAATTTGAATCGTCTAATTGACTTAAGTCTGGTTGTAAGCTAGTTAATTCTTCTGAAAGAGTAGCTATTGCTGCGTCTAATTGTTTTATTTGAGCAGCTTCTATTGCTTCTTCTACTGCTTGTTTAGCTACAGATAATGGTACTACCTGCAGTTTACTTTCAAAATCAAAGAAAGCGTTTTCGTCTAGATTGATTGCCATATTAAAAGAATTTTTTTAAGTTAGGTCTAAAGTAATTAATACTTTTCATTACTTTTTTATCTCTTGTTCGATAAACAATGTACCGTCCCTCCTCGATTTTTTCAAAATGACAGGCCTCACCTTGTTCCTCAGCTCTTTTGCTGACACTGCGTATGGCCTCTTCTTCAGTTTTACAAGCTTTAGACATATTGCTCGCTTGTACTTCTTGATATGCTGGCCATATCTTATCCTTAAGGCCGTGTAACATAACACCGTTCCCAAGGGAAACATAAGCAATGTCGCACAAAGCATCCAAAACTTCCACAATGTCTCCGTTTTCGCAAGCCTCTCTATACTCTTCGAGCTCTTCAAGGATGAAATCGTAAACGAACTGCCACTCTTTTTTTTCTGGTATGTTTGGTTCATAATTATTTGGTTTACTAAAAGTATCGTTAAATATCTCAACTTCATCTACAAAAGGTACTGAAGGAGAAGATGGTACTTTATAATTCTCTTCTACAAAAAGTGATAACTGTTTTCCCATTTTAATATACTTTAATTATTCTAGATTCTGCAAGGCTTATAATCTTAAAACTAGTTTCACCTAACTCCTCTAGCATTTTATACGTTTTAGCTTCTGCTTCTGTTCCAGTCATAGCATCTACTAAATATATTTCTTTTACTTTCTGTACTCTACCTCTATCGTTTTCTCTTTCGAACTGGGTAGTAACTTGCCAATAGTTTGTCATAATTATATTATTTATTAATGTTTACAAATACTTGCTAATTCTATATTCTTATAGAACTCTGCTTTTGCTGAATCTTCGTTTAAGAACGCTCCTGTTAGTTTAGCAGTTTGCATTGATGCTCCTCTATGCTTAACTCCTCTACAGCTAACACAGTTATGGGTAGCTGATATCATTACTGCAACTCCTAAATTACCTTCACATATCTTATCTACTGCATTATGTATAGCTACAGTTAATTGTTCTTGAATAGCTCCTCTTCTACCGAATTGTTCTACTATCCTATTAAGTTTAGATAGTCCTACTACTTTTCCATCCTCTGAAGCTATATAAGCAATGCTTACATTACCACCGATTGTTTGGTGATGATGTGAACACATCGACTGAACTGGTATATTGCTTTCTTGTACTATACCGTCGTATCCGTCTGATGGAAATGCTGTTATACGGTCTAGAGGGTTATACCTTCCGGCCCATAAATCATTAACATATGCTTTAGCTACTCTCATTGGGGTATCAGATGAATTAGGATCATCTTTATAATCACATCCTAACGCAGTTAAAAACTCTGCGTATGCTTTTGCTGCTCTTTCTATAATTACATGCTTCTCATGTTCTGTTAACCTTGCTTCAGGTCCTTCTAATTCTTGCTTTGCAGCTAATTGACTTGATATACCATTTGCATATCCTGCTTTTACTAATTCTGTTCCGTCTATAAACTTTTTAGGCATAATATTTAATTTGTTTTATTGAGGTTCTACGACTCATTTGTTAATACAATATACGATTTTTAATTTAATTATCCAAATAATCTTGAATAGGTTTTGAATTTTCTTTTTCCCAAGGGTAGACTACCCAGCCGAAATCATCGTCTATTTCTTCTGCATAGTATTCTGGTTTTGCTTTTGATGATGTTTTATAGTGTAGAGTAGCAAACTTAGGATTAAACATTTCGTCTCTCCACTTTAAAATTGTATCTCCACTATCTGCTATATCATCTATAATTAATAACCTAGGATAGTGGTTACTTCTATACTCCATATATGGAATCTCAAATCGATGAGAATACATAATAGCGAGTATGGTACCTCCTCTGGGTATTCCTGTTACATAGTCTATCTCTCCTTTGCATTTTTCGTGTATAATATCTAAGAGTCTATTGATATCGTCCCACGTTAGAAAAACTTTTTTTACTGCCATGTATGGTTCATTACCCAGTTACCAGTAGAGTAATTTGCTATAGATTTACTACCTACCGATTGTAGCTTCTCTTTTAAGTGGTCCCATTGTTGAGGAGTAATATTGTAATGGTGAACTCCTTCTGTGAAGCCTCGTAACCATTCTATAAATTGTGATTCATTCATTTTCTATATAACTTTTTAATTTATCTATTAATACTAATACTTCGTCTGGTTCCATTGTTATAGCACAGCAAGTATTTATGTTTTCTGCTACTTCCTCTAATACCTCTAAAGCTTCATCTTTAGTCATTATACCTCTCTTTGATCTTCAAAAGCAATAATATGAGGTCTCCAAGTCATTCTATATCCGTTATCTCTAACCCAATCAAATAATACTGGGTATGATTTAAATAATGCTTCTCTAGAATCTCCTGCAGGCATAAACCATACTTTTTCAGATTTAACATCCAAAGTTTTTATACAGTCCATTATTTCAGCTAATGCTTCTTGATCTTTACCGTCCCATACTGGTTTAATATGGAAATCAGAATGATACTCTATTGACTGCTTAATTGCCTCATAATTAAGTCTAAATTTATTATGACGTTTTACCATTCTCTCATCTGTAATTGCACCTTGAGGAGTTTCTACTCCAACGACTGGAACAGAATTAGAAAACTTAGGGCTAATAGATAACAAATTAATAGGGTAATCTGTGGGTAGGAAATGACTACCTTCAGTTTCGATAGTAATAAAGATATTATTTTCATGTGCAAAATGTGTTAATTCGTTTACTAAAGCTGGATGCATAGTAGGAGAACCTCCTGTCAACATCATCTCTTTTATATGAGGATTCTTTTCGTACATCGCAATTATATCTTTAAAATTGAAGTCTCCTTTTTCCGGGTGTATACTTGTATACCAACTATCACACCATCCTCCTTCTCCGAAGTAACATCTATGGGTACATCCTGTAGTTCTTATTACAACTGTTGGGTAACCTGCTCTTGAACCTTCTGATTGTACTGCTGTATATATTTCTACGATAGGTAGGTTTTTATCGTAATCTTCTATTCTCTTTAATTGCTTGTGTGCCATATATTTTTATTATATTAATACTACTCCTCGTAGATTGATGAATTTTTATCTGCTTCCCAACATTCAACTTTGGTAACTTTTACTCTACCTCCTCCAGTTAGTTCCATTCTTTTGTTAAAATGATCAAATACTAATTTAGCACAAGATTCTGCTCCCATTGAATCCATAACCCTTAAAGCACATAGTCCTAATTCCTCCATGTATTGGAAAGTTTCTAATTGAGGATCATCTTTTTCTATTAGTAGAGTGTGATCCCACATATGGTTCATCCAATCTTTTAAACCATTACCGGGTGTTGGTTCAGCATCAGTTGATTTAAACCCTCCGTAATCCATAATCCAATTCATCTCATCTAATTGATTTTCTTCTAGTGGTTCTTTAGATTCAAACCATACTTTAAATTTTAAAGCATATCCGTGAAGTAATTCACAATGTGAGTGTGCAGCTTTATGCTGTCTTAGTGCTACTGAGTAATTATCAAATAGCTTTGTTGATTTGTATGTTCCCATAATTTTTATTTTAAACTAATTCTTCTCCTATTCCTACTATTTCTGATAGTATAAGCAAAATAGCAGCTATATCTATACTCCACCATAATGCAGCATACCCTAATATACGGATACCTGATTTGATGAAGCTAATTTGTTGATGTAATTTTGGATCTGGAATTTTATGATCATTGATCTTAATTCCTGTAAATTCTTTACCTGTAGAATGCGAACCTTCTCTGTCGTATAGTTCGTCTAGGATTTCTTTTTCTTCTTTTCTTTTTATCATATTCGTGTTTTTATAGTGGTGCTACGACACTGTTGTGCTATATATTTATACAATATACGAAACTTTTATTTAAGAACCAACATTTTTTCATGTCCTATTATTAAAGTTGGATCGACATATATATCGTAACCTTTTTTTGTTATCATTCTACAGAATGCTACATCTTCCATAGTAAATTCTTTAAATGAAGTATCTCCTACCTTAAATTCTTCCCAAAGAGGTTGAAACCATGGATACTCTAGTGATTCAAATACACCTTTTTTAATTAATACCCAACCAAACCCAGTATACTCTACTTTAAATGGTTTAGTTCTTTTATTTATTAACTTATCATCTAAAAATTCAAAAGAACCATTCTTTGCATAGTGCTCTTTGTCCCATTTTTCCACTGTAGCGTAGTTGGTATTGTTCTGAGTTTTGTATATTCCGGAAGCAATATCTTTATTCATGTTAAGTAACTTAATAAAGTCATTAACTTCAAATACCATATCTGAATCTATCCACATTATGTAATCGTAATCTATTTGACCATCGAACGGCATTTGGTTTTTACCTCTAACTGATGCTCCTCCTAAACATTGATTTCTAACGTAGTATAGTAGTGGACTATAACTATTTGACAGAATTGGAGTAATTCCATACTTGGGTAAGTATTGTAGAAGATTACTCCAACTAGTCAAAAAATTATTTGAAAAAGTTCGTCCCGGTAGACAAAATACTATTTTTAATTGTTTTTGCAAATTTATATTTTTAGTATTTTAAATATTACGGTGTCTTCTCATACCGTCCCATTTCACTTTTTTTGTTTTACTCAACATCCTTAATTTATCTATACGATTATTAAGTTTATTCCTTTCAGAATTTAATTGAGTATTTCCGTTTGTTTGATCACTAATTGCCATATCCTGCGAGTACTTTTTCAACATGAGCTTTTGCAACTTGGTAACTAACTACACCTGTTTCATCAGCATATCCAACAGGATCAGGTCTACCTAATTTAATAAAAGCCTCAATACGTTCTACTGATGAAGCTGATTTATAATCACTATACCATTCCCAAGCATTTGCTTCAGGTCTGCTGTAAACTTTCATTGGTTTATAAGAGGTATTTGTTCTTCTATACACCTCGTCAAAGTCTAAATCTAGTACCTCACATAAATTTAATCCATCTTGTAAGATACCAAACTTATCAGTATCTAAATAAGGAGTAAAGTAACCTACTCTATCAGCATCCCAATTCCCCATTCTAAAAGCTGCATCATCTGCATCTCTAAATTCCTGTCTGCAATCAGGGTAAACTGCATGATCACCAGCATGAATACCTAAAGCAATATCACAAACACCTTCTGTTTTATTTGCTACAGATAATGCTACTGCTTGTGTAATTGAAGCAAACATTTTATTTCTATTAGGAACAACAGTTTCTTTCATATTCTCTTGCTCGTAATGTCCTTCTGGTACATCATCTCCGCCTTCTACTAAAGCTGAATCTAGTAAATCTACTAAACCATCTAATTTAATTTGACGATAATTTACTTTGTGACCTTTACTTGCAAGGTAATCAATTAATGATTGAGCTCTTTCTAGCTCTACTTTATGTTTTTGACCGTAGTCAAATGAGATACCTGTTACTGTATCATACTTCTCGATAGCTCTTAACAATAGGGTGCTGCTATCCATTCCACCACTTAAACTTACTACACAATGTGCCATATTTATTTATTTAATTTTTGCCAGGTATTTTACGTATAGGCTAACGCTAGATATTAATTATATTAGTCATAGTTTTACTGATATTTTCGTATGTATTAACATACTCTTTTATAGAACTATAACTTTTCTTTTGATTTAACTTTTCTTCTGCAACTTTTTTAAGAGCATAAGAAAAATTAGCAGGGTAACATACAGTTTTAATATACTCTGTATTATTCTCTCCTTTGGTTACTCTTTCATATACGGTATAACCTCCTGTTGAGGATTTACTAATGAAGAAAGGTTCCATACTGGGGTCCTGAACGATAGTATCGTTAGCAGGGATTGAATCTGGTTTACGTAACATTTATATAACTTATTTTATTGATTACTTATTTTAATAATTCTTTGAGTTCTTGTTCTTTTATTAGTCCTGTTTTAGTTGTAGCTTTACCCTCTTCATTTATAATAACTGTAAAAGGTATTGATCTAACTTTATACTCTGCTGCTAAACCCGAAGTATCTTTTTCTATATTAATACTTTTGAACTCAACTTTTTCATTTAATTCACTTTCTACCTTAGTCCATACTTTGTTATAGATCTTACAAGGTCCGCACCAATCTGCGTAAAATTTTATTGCCTGTACCATACTGTAATATATGAAATTAATTTATATTTACCAACTATTCTTAATTATTTATCCGTCACAACTTAAACAATCCGTAGAAGTCCTGCTACCTATATCTCCGTTGATTACTGAATCTGTTCTTAGGTAGTACAGAGTTTTAACTCCTAATCTCCATGCTGCTTGATGTACTTCGTTAATAAACTTAGGACTATCTGTTGGATCAAATGCTAGATTAAGAGATTGTGTTTGATCTATATATTTTTGTCTGGCAGAAGCTTGTTCAACCAATTGAAGCTGGTTAATCTCTGCAAAGGTTAAAAATATAGGCTTATCTTCTGCAGGCATTATATCTTCAGGTAAGTTAGCAATTGAACCTCTATCTTTCATAATTTGATCCCATACTTCTTCTGTGTTATGTCCTGATTCTTCTAAATAATTTTCTAAAGCAGAGTTCTTTCTAATAAAAGTTCCTTTAGCAGAATTAAAAGTATAAACATTAGCAGGTACAGGTTCAATACCCGCAGATACTCCTCCTGCTATAGTGCTGTTAGAGACTGTAGGAGCAACTGCTATCAAATGTGTATTTCTCATCCCAGTTCCCTTACACCATAGTGGCTCTCCATATTCATTTGCTAATTTTCTAGAAGCATTTTCTGCTTTTTGTTTAATATCTGAAAATATCTGGTGAGTTAGCGATGTTGCAGCAACTGAGGTAAATGGAATTCTTTCGTTTTGAAGTAATGTATGCCAACCTAATACTCCTAATCCAATTGCTCTTCCTTTTTTAGCTGATCTGTGAGCTCTAATCAATGAATCTCTTCCGGATGTTTTAGCTAAAAATTCTTCTAATACTCCGTCTAGAAAGTAAACTGCGGTCTCAATTAAATCTGAGTTTTTCCATTCATGGTATTTCGTAAGGTTAACTGAAGATAAGCAACATATAAAGCTATGTTCTTCATCAGTATGTAAAGTAATTTCAGAACAAATATTAGTCATAGAAACATCTAGATTATTTTTCTTATAAGCTAATGGATTTGCATTATTTACTGTATCTCCAAACATAATATATGGTTCTCCGGTTTCCATTCTAGATTTAAGAATCTTTATCCATAATTCCATTGCTTCTGCATCTCTATGTTCTAAACGTTGCATAAAAGCATCATCTATATTTACACATTGATGCAAATTGAGGCACTGTCTGTTAGGGTCTCCCTTAGGTCTACGTATTTCTAGGTACTCCTCTATATCTGGATGATTGATATCTAAGTTTACTGATGCTGCTCCTCTTCTGACTGCTCCTTGATTAGTCGCTATGATAGTAGAATCGTAAATTTTAGCCCAAGGTACAATACCTTCTGATTGACCAACTCCATTACCTATTTTTTCACCTCTTCCTCTGACTTTACCTAAACCGATTCCAACTCCACCGCCTAGAGAAGTTAATCTCATAAGTTCTGCGTTAGTTAAACCGATACCTCTAATAGAGTCAGGAGTATCAATACCAAAACAGGAGATTGGCAGTCCTTTATCAGTTCCAGTATTAGATAAAACTGGTGATGCTAGATTTAACCAACCTTTCCACATATACCTAAAGAACTTATTTTCTAAATCCGGTCTATCTAACCTTCTTGCTACTGTAGAAGCAACTCTTCTAAAAGCTTTTTTTGGTGTTTCATCTGCTAAAAGGTATCCTTTAGATATAGTAGCAATTGATATTTCATTCATCCATTCTGGGTAATCCTTACCTGATTCCCAGGAGGAAGTATCTACAATTATGCTCATAAATTTTTTTTAAAATGCGTTAGACCAGTCAATATGACCTTTACTGTAATTTGTAACTCTGCTTGCAAAGAAATCGGTCTGTTGTTTACCAGCTATAACTGCATCAAACCATTTCATAGTTTTTAAAGCACCTTTATCAATATCTTCTGATGGTACGATAGGTGTAAGACCTAAATCTGCCATTTTAGTATTTATTCTATGTTTGATAAAGTTTTTAAGCTCATTTTTAGTTAAGTTTTCTAGGTCTCCTAATTCAAATACTTTATCTATAAAATCAAACTCTAATCTCATCATCATTTCAGCTGCTTCTTCTATCTCAGCTATAAGCTTAGGTGTTTTAAATTCTGGATGTTCTTTCATTAAGGTTCTAAATAACCAACACCCAGCATCAGAATGTAATGATTCATCTCTAACAGACCACTCTACTATCTGTCCAACTCCTTTTAGTTTGTTTCTCATCTTAAAAGATAATAAGACTGCAAATGAACTAAATAAATTAACTCCTTCTGTAAACGCGGAAAAAATTGCTAATGATTTAGCTCTTTCATGCCAATTAGGGGTACCATCATGGTGATCTCTAACACTCATTAACGTTTCTATCTTAGCCATAGTAGCTTCATCTTCTAAAAATTCTGAGAAGTCATCTAATCCTAATTGTTCGTTTAATAAAGAGTATGCTTCAGCATGAATCGTTTCACTAGACCCTAAAGTAGTACCCATCATAATAATTTCAGGTTTTCTGAACCACTTAGTAACTAGTGTTGACCAGTAATCATTAACCACAGTTTCAGTTTGTGCAAAACCTTTTAGTATCTGTCCTACGACGTTCTTTTCGTTGTCTTTCATATTAGACTTCCAATCAGTTACGTCGTTCGCCATCGGCACTTCTGTATGCAGCCAGTGAGCTTGTTGTTGTTTTAGCCAGTAATCGTATGCTTGTGGGTATTCAAACGGTTTGTAAACTACCCTTTCTTTAAGTAAACTCATATATCTTTATATATTATTAGGTTGTTGAGACAATGAATCCCCAAGAGTCAGTCAGAAAGATCTTGAGGATACTTTTATAAATATGCCTCTTATTCATTATTACTTTGTTCTACACTAAAAAATTTCTTTGCAAGCTCTTTATGGGTAGAAGTAACGCCATTAGCATTAGGCTCTAGATCTTCCATATCAGCTTTTCCTTCGAATTCAATATGTCCATTATTAGTATCCATCTTAAGGTTATACGTCATCCCGTCCATACCGTATCTATTTTTCATAACATGCCATCGACCTGTACCTAGCACTTTATCTTCTTTCATTCTAGATAAAGAGAAACACATATCTGCTACCATCATTTTATCATACGAACCAGCAGCTTTATCTCCTTCAATTACAGAATCCTTAGCACCCATTCTATTTACTTGAGAAGGAGTAATTACTGGTATCTGGAATTCTTTAGCTAATCCTTTAGTAGCGATAAATACATCGTCAATTTCATCTTTACGTTCTGAGAATTTACCTTTAGAGGGAGCTCTTAAATAATCAACATAATCAATAACAATTAAATCTGGTTTATGTTCCATATCTATACATTTCTGTATATGAGATTTTATAGTATTAACAGTTGCTCCTTTAGGTGGATATTCTTTTACTATAAGTTTACCTTTCAAGCCGTCAACTTTTTTCTGTACGTCTTTTCTATGGCTATTTACCTCATCTATAGAGTAACCTGTAAAGTAACAATCAAATCGTTTACCGACATAATCTTCTCCTAATTCTAAAGTGTAATAATTAACGTTATAACCCATCTTTACTGCATGAGCAGCCATTGCTACACAAGTCCAACTTTTTCCACCTCCTGGGTTACCAAATACAATAGCTAAATCTCCTGGTCCAAAACCACCTTGTATACCTTCGTTAAGAACCGGCCAAGGAGTAGGTATAGTTGGTCTATAGTTCTCTCTATATCTACTTTCTATATCCTTATTATACTCATGTCCAATATTTTTATCCATACCAGCTTTCATAGCTTTCTCTACTACATTTCTGATACCGTCAAAATCACCTTCTTTAAGTAAATCAGCAGAATTAAGTATTGCTGCTTTCATTTCTTGATTCTTACAGAAGTTAGTAAACTCTTCTTGAACGTACTCTAAATCATCTTGGGAAGCAGCATAAGAATTTCTCAATTCCTCTTTTAATGCTACTTGAAGGATGTCGTTATCTAGTTTTTGAAGCTCTACTTTCAAAACATCCATAGTCACAGTAGTGTGGTAATTATCGAAATATCTCATAATTTCGTTAATAATCCACTTATGTGCATCTGAATCGAAGTAGTCTTCAGTTAAAACATCTCTTACGTTTAATAAGAACGTTTTATCTGTCAATAATGACCCTAAAACTTTTAATTGAAACCCCTTTCCGTATTGTTGTAAACTCTTTAATGTCATATTATAACCTTTATTTCAATATAGTTAATTTTAATTTAATAAGCAACTGTTTTAGTGTATATGTTTACTAAAAAAGCAGTTTATTTTACTGTTGTAAGCCCTCTAAAGTTCTCCAACCATCCTTCGGTATTTTTTGTAATACCTTCAATTTTATCCTGCTCTAACTGCCTTAGAAAAGCACCTGTTTGCAAGTCCGGAAGTGATGCTCTAAGAACATCCATAACATACTCTTTCTCTTTATCGTCTAAATCAGAGACATTCAAGTCCATAAGTTTAAAGTTGGTTTCAACTCTATCCCATTCCGTTATTATCTTAGGAAATATTTTCTTAAACTTTTTCTCTTCTAATTTTTCAGCACATATATCGTATACGTACTCTAGACTCATATTAGGTTCTTTAGCTAGTTTCGGAAACTCTGAAAGTATAGTTTTTATACCTAATCCTTTTACTCCTGCTAAATTATCGGAATTATCCCCTAATAACGCTTTAACTATGTTGTAATTCTCTGGTAATACCTTAAGTTCATCAAATATATTACTCTCAGTAAAGGTTTTCTTTTTTATTGGTGCATATACTTCTACAGTATCGTCCACTAACTGCAAAAAATCCTTATCTGATGAAATAATCGTACACTTTTTGACATTACTTACTGAAGCTCTTTTGGCAATATATGCTATTATATCGTCTGCTTCTAATTTCTCCATCATTAACTGTTGTACTGGTAGACAGTCTAGATAGTCTTGCGTTCTATGCAATTGTCCTATAAGAGCTTCCATTTCCTCCTGTTTACTGTCGTAAAGTCCCCAGTGTGTTATTCTACTGGTTGCTCTTTGAGCTTTGTAATTAGGGTCAATGTTCTTTCTATTAGCAGAACCTCCTTTACCGTCCCAAACTATAATTACTCTGGTAGGATCAAATATTCTGGTAACATACCCTAAAGAGCGAAGGAAGCCCACCAGGCCTCCGATATGTGCGCCTGATGGGTTCATCGCCTTGAGAAGAGAGAAACTACGAATTAACATATTCATAGCATCTACGATCAAGATATGATCGTTCAACTCACGGGGTGGGGTCTCTTTTAAATTGTTAAGTATATTTTCGTATGCCATTAATCTAGTAAATTAGGAGATATTGGTGTTTCTTCTAAATCTCCTTCTTCAATAAGATCAAAGTCTACAGATCCAACTAATTTTAGCCAGTGAGCTTTATGAGCATCTCTATACTTATCAATTGCTTTCTTATCATCTTCAATAAAGCCGTGTTGAGTCATTACAATTCTACCTCTAGATTGTACTCCTCCGATATGGTTTTTCTCTACTTGAACGTTAGTACGTTTAGCAAACTCAACTTGCATACCATTTTTAATTGCTTTAATTTTAGAAGTTCCTGGATTGGTGATATTACCAAAAGTAATTACTAGAGTAGCATCGTACCACATAGACATACCTCCTTTATTTTGCAATTTAGGTTGTCCCATAGGGTGTTCTGGTTTCATAGTCCAGACTTTATTAATAGCTACCATAGTATTTGTATATGGTGAATTCTCTTTTCTAGATAATAGAATCTTTTGGTTAAGATTATTACCAAATTGAGTAGACATCGCACCAGCATTCCATTCGTTGTTATTCTTATTAGAACGTACTGATAAGTCACAAGGTACAGATCCGATACTATCCCAGAAGAAACACATATCATAAGGTAAGTTACCTTTAGCTTGTTCGTCCATAAGATCAGCAATATAAACTGCTACATCTTCGATAGTATTTAATTGACCTCTATCTGCATATAGAAAATGTCCTTCGTAATCCGTAACATTGCCTTGCTCGTCTTTAGTTTCTTCAAACTGTAAGCCCATTTCTTTAGCATGATCCCAAGACCATTTCATCTCCGTAATGATGAAGACAGGCAGTATACCCATTTTTTGGGCATTGACTGCTGCTTCAATTAGAGCTGTTGTTTTTCCAGTATCACTATGTCCTCTCAGAAGAGTTATGTGACCAGTTGGAATACCGGGAAGAGAGGTAATGTCTTGAAAAGCTTTAGATAAAGGAATCCATCCTTGTTCTTTAAACTTTACGGAAGCATTCGAAAAACCTTTTTTCTTTTTAAAATTTCCTAAATTAAACGACTTCTGTACAGCAGCAGTCGCTCTTGCTTTTACTTCTTCTTTCTTTTTTGCCATGTTTATTCGTTAAATAGATCATCAAATTTACTTACTGTGTCTTTGTTGCCAGCCGTAGCTGTTTCCAAAGTAAAGTCCGTTTTTTGTTGACCTAAGCTTTCTGGCAGTTTATCTTTAGCAGGTGTTTCAGTCGTTTCGTCTCCTGAACCTGGGTTTAGATAATTTTGAAGTTGTTTTTTAATAAAGTCATAATCATATTGACTATGTACCTCTACTGGGTTAGGTTGAGTTTTTAACCAAGTATCCACTAAATCGTTATTATCTGATAAAGGAGTTTGTTTAGGTTTAATTCTAACTGTAGTTTCAGGGTAAGGGTTACCTTGAGCTTGTTCAACTACCATATCCCATCCGTTGATTACATCTGTAAAATCTCCGATGTCTTCATCTTCTGCTAAAGCTAATAAAGCTTTATAAATAGTAATTCCGAATCCCCAAAGTCGAACTCCTTTGTCCTCCTCTCCTCTAACGATTACTGGGGCAAATATCCTAGTTTTAGGACTGATTTTCCCTGATAGAGACCAGTTATCTTTATCATTCGTTTTTCTTAACTCTTTAACAAACTCTTCAATAGGGTCTTGCTTACCAAAGTTAGATAGTGCTACCATCGGATACTTTCCGATTCCGTAGTGAAATTTCAATTCCTTAAAAGGAAATGCAGGGTCAAAAGCAGACGGTACAATACGTAACGTTTGTTTGCCCAGTTGTGGTTTCCAAAAAATCTTGGAGTAGTCAGTCTTTTCTCTATCCTGACCGTTGTTGTTTAAGGCATCTAGTTTAGCCTTGATTGCATTAATATCCATATATAACTAATTTTTAAATGTATTACTCTATTAATATAAGAATAAAAAATCAATTATCCAACTCTATTATGTTAAATAATTTAGTATTTATCCTTTTTAATTCTGGTCCTTTGGTTAAAAGTACACAGTTTCTGTAATCCGCCCAATTTATTCTGTAAGAAGAGTCAAGCTGTCCGCCATTGAGCTGTTTTATGAGTGTATTAAGAGCATTGATTGTGTAGAGGGTATTTGTTTCTTTCTTTCTATGAACTAAGATAGTATTATCTAAGAAAGCTGAGACATTACCGAAATCAACGTTATAAGTACATATATATTCATCTTGACTTTTAGAATAAAGTACAAAGATCTTATTATATATAATCTTATATCTTTCCTGTATTGAAGTAAGGACGTTTTCTAAATTCTCTTGGGTCGAAAACGTACAGAACAATTTGTTACTCATATCACCACTTAAAAAAATGTCGTCGAAATCATAATCGACTGAAAAATCCGTATCTACTCGCATTTATTATAAATATAAACTGTTCTACAAAACTAAATTTTTATTGTACTTAAATTTAACTGGATATTTTTTACCGCTTTCTAATATATCTTTCAGTTCATTTAAAGTCTCTTTGCCGTCTTCTTTACTAAAATCAAATAAGATAGCATCATATGTATAAAGCGATATTTTAGTCTTTTTATTTCTTAAGTATCGCAGTACTTCTTTCAATATAAGAATATTATTTGAGGTTTCCAACGATTGCATCATATAATTCATTAGCTTAGCTGGATGAGTGTCTTTAAGGTTGGTAGTAAACGGTTTTCCAGATTGAGGATTACTCACTACTCCTATTTCTTTATAGACTGCCCACATGTTATCAATATATTCCTGTATTAATTTAAATATTTTTAAATTTTTATGTTCTTCTGGTATTTTACCGTATATGGCTTGAAAATTAATTTGTTTAGCTTCAATATACTGTTCATCTGTAATATCTTCAGTTCCAAAGTAATGTTTTGCTAGTTGCTTATGAGCAGACTCAGGGGTAAGTTCATATCCAATCTGATTACAAAGTAACCTAAGGTGATAACCATCAAAATCAAACTCAACAAAGTAATCATTGGTCGGGTGGAAACAGTTTCGATGCTGCTCACTTTTAGGTATAGCAGCGAAATTAACGCTGTTGAAAGCATTAGTAGGTCTAGAAGTTGCATTATATAAATTATAAAAGGTTAAAACTTTATTGTTCTTAATATTGTATACGGGATCTCTTGGAGTAAAGTTCTCCAGGAATTTATCATAATCTATTCCAATTCCATGTTGCTCTAATAAGAAAAACACATTAGTTGCTATAGAGTTATAAAAATCAAATCCAGCAGGGATTTCAATATCTAATACAGTACTTACCGCTTCATATGCTTTTTCACAAACTTCGAAATGTTTAGATATAGGTATTAGTTTATTAATATGTGGAAACTCCCTAAATTTATTATAAAAATAATTAACTGTGGAATTAGTTTTAGTTATGTCCAATCTTTCGTATTTTACCATACTATAGACTAAAGATATATCTATTGCTCCCTGTAAATTAAAATGATAGAGTAATTTTTTCTTATCTAATGTATATAGTTTATTGCATTTAGAAAGAATATCGTAGATACGTTGTTTATCTACATTAATACATTCTTCGTGGTCTATAGGAATTATATAGCCGTGTTGACTTTTTAGTATTCTTATATAGACTGCTACTGTAGTTGTTAATTTAGGGTGATAAAGATCGTGTGTAGGTATAATATCTACATAGCAGCCAAGCCTCATTAGCTTTTCTAAGCGTTCTAACTTATAAGATTCTTCAACTATATAAAACATTATTATAACCTTTTATATAATATAAGAAAAATAAATTGAATTACAAACTAATAATAATTATTTGCTGAATTACTTGTTAAATTGCTGTTGCCCATTGATTGATTGTCAGGGTCATTCATTACTTCATCAAAGGATTGGTTTAATCCGCCGCCGCCTCCACCGGTTGATCCTCCACCAGATGGAGAATTAGATTGTGAGATAGGGAGAGCTGGTGTATTATCTACAGGCTCTGGTCTTAGGAATGCTCTTGGTTTAACTTTTGGAGGTCTCTGTATGTTAGGTCTCTGTTGCTTAATTATTCTGATCTTCTCTTTTTTAGGTAAATCTTCAAATTTAAATCCTTTTACATCAGATTCTATATTAACGAATTTATCATACTCTGTAATATATGTATCTAACCCTGTGATATTAAAAGATATTTCTTTTGTGTTTGCTTTATTTCTAGTTATTGCTCCTTTATATAAATAACCTTGGTTAAATATATCTTTTGCTGGTTTAGTTAAAATCCATTTCAATACATCTCCTTTGTAGTATTTCTTTTTAATTAGTTTTGTATAGTTAACTTTTTTTACTTCTATAATTTTACCTGTTGTAAAGTTTTTAAGAAAGTATCTAAACATGAATCCTCTATTATAATCTTCAGGAGTAGGGAATACTGTTTCAGACTCAAAAGGAATTGTTTTCTTTCCATTAAAGATAATATCATTGTTATCTACTGAAATTAATTCTAAACCGGTATCTGTAGGAGATTCACCTGCATATAACTTACCGGTATTTGTTTCAACATATGGACCTTGGTACTCTTGTCCAGTCCCTTTGAATGCAAACATTCCTAGTTTAGCAAATTTTAACAGGTATTTAAATACAGGTAGCCACATTATACGATATCTTTATCAAAGTTATTCCAATTTACAGAGGCCCAATATGTTTTTAGTCTATCAAAAATTATTGGAGATCTTGGTTTATCATAATTAGCCATAGTTTCTTGATCTACTCTTTGGTTCTCTGTATCTACATGCCAAATATGCCATTCTTCAAGAGCAGCTTGTACCATAGCAGTTATGTTTACAGCTGCTTTAGGTCTTAATACTATTACCATACCGTTTCCGTAATTTCCGTTTGAATCAGCTTTAAAGAATTTTTTCTTTACTGTGTGTATCACATTACCTCCGATTGCATGAAACTTTCTGTCTCCAATTTGTGATACATACGTAACCAAATCCCCATGAGATTTTCCGCCCCATCTAGAAGAATTAAAGTTTAAAGTATTACCTGCTCTTCCTTTTATTATAATATCACCTACCTGAGGTTTAGTAGACTTTGCTGGTAGAGCTGTCCAATTAGCAGCACTTCTTGCTCCTTGTGCATACTTAGTATGTGCTGGAGCTTTAGGGAATGATGGGTCTCCTTTAAGCGCTACGTAGGATATAAATGCTGCACTCCAAGGAGTATTAGTAGGGGTTGTAACACCACTTCGTGTTTTATACTTAGGTCTATAATTTACATTGGTAGTATCCGGTACCGGTCTTTCTTTTACTATTGGTTTTGGAGCAGTAGGGTCTGTTGATGCTAACATAAACATTCTAGTAGTTATACTAGTCTCCCACCTACTATCATTACCTATTTCTTGTTCTATTTGAGTTACTATAAAACCAACTTTACCATCGTACCTACTAGGTAGGATTCCTTTATTAACTTGAAATGATTCTCCAACTCTTAAGTTCGTTATTCCATCTGTACTGAAGGAAAGCTCTATTGGTATTAAACCAGAAAAACCAGCTGGCTTTTTCTTTCTTCGTTTTTCATCTTGTTCTATCGCATGTCTTATTGTTGAATACTTTTGATAATCAATCGTATTATCTAAAAATTTACTTCTATCGTAATGTCCTTGAGCATAACTTGAAAATGTTCCGCCAATCTTAGCAATAATTTCCTCTAATGATTTATTTTCTTCTTCTATCTTTTCTTTTATTAAGTTAGGGTTAGTAATAGAGTATCTGTTATAAAGATTTTTGTTAAATTGAAGTAAATTAGTATGTTTACGTTTAACAGTGTCTGATATTGTAGCGTTTAAAGATAAAGTGCTAACGATAGCACTAGAGATTTTAGAACTAATCTGTACTTTAGTAATAGACGATCCTGTTCCGGCTATGTTAAGAGTAGGTGCTGTTTTAACTGTTTGTTCAACAGGTATCGCTCTGTCTACAACACTCCATTCTTTATCATCCTCATCGTAATGTAAATCAAAGGAGTTAATACCTCCCATTGCTGTTTCACAGTCATTTAGAACCTGCTGTATTAAGGTAAATACTGATGTGGATGCTTTAGTATCTTCTTTATTTGCATCAAGAAAACCGTTCTGTATCTCTAATAAATGATTTATATTTAAGCATATAGCTCCAGGGGACCTTGGGTCATAAGCGTCACCGTATTTTTCTTTTTGTTTTTTATGTGCTTCTTCAAATACTTTTGGAGGTAGTCCCCCGTGTGTAGAGTGGTTATCGAAAAAACTATTTCGCCAGTACCATTCATCAGAATTAAGATACCAAGCTTTTCCTGGGCCAATATATGGGAGAAAACACACGCCAGGGTCTATAGACATATGTTCATGATAAGTACAGAACTGTTGTTTTGAATACGTAGTAGATAAATTAAAAGGTTTTCCGTCTTTCTCATCACCTCTTTGTAGAAATACTTTATCTAATAAGTCCATAAAGTCTCTTAATGAAATATACCAGTGGTAATTTTTGGATTTATCCGAATTATCATCTTCATCTGCTTCTCCTTCTTCTTTATCTGCTTTTAATTCTACTGATCTATAGATTTCTATACCGTATGTTTTTTGTAGTTGTGCTTTAATGTATTCACTACTATACATACATGCTTGGAGTAAAGAGGATATAGCATCATTCACATCTGCCCCGGATTTTGTCTTGGACCCTGCAGTGTTATTTTTTTTAGCTATTTTTTTAAACTCTGCACCGTTTGCTGTGTATATAGTGGACTCTAAAGATTCCATAAGTTCCCCTTTAGAAATAAGAACTAATTTACAATCGTAACTACCATCATTACCGTAGTCCCAAGAAAAATTAGTTACTTTAGCAAATAATGCTTCATAGTTACCGCCTGTTTTTAGTTTATATTCTTGCGCTTTATCCTGTGTTTTTAAAAGCTCTTCTCCTTTCAAGAACTTTTTTGAAACAGAGCGAGTACGGCTTTGTACTTCTCCATCTTCATCTATATAAGCGTTTGCTCCGTATTCAACTAAAACATCAAATCCAGGTTTAAAGTACAGCTTATCTATAATATTTAAATCTTCTAATGTATTAACCTTTATATCTATATCTATCTGTTTTAGTGCACCATAGGTACTTTTAGAAGCTACTTTAAAGGAAGTTATTCCTGGCATAGACCTAAAACCTCTTTCTGAATTGGAGTAACTACTAGCTTTTTCGTCTACTAGATTTAACCCATCTTTCATATATGTTCGAAGTGGCTTTTCAGGGTCCATTTCTTGCCTTAGTACACCACCGCTAAGAACAAAATTTACGGCATCGTCTGATCCTTTAGATCTAAATGTTGATAATGCATCTTGTGAAGCTTTTACGTCTTTTCCGTATACCTTCTCTTGAAGCTCTTTAAATTCTGCACCTAAAATTTCGTTTACGCCGGAAGTTATTTTTACCCACCCTCCTCTATTATTAAGTAAAGAGGTTTCTTCTACTGATCTGCTTTCTTTGGAGAGTAGTTCTTGCCTTAGTTTGAGTTGGTTAGCTGCTTCTTTATTTAAAGGGCCTCCGAATATTAATTTACTTTCTGCCATCTACCTATCATTATTGAGCTCGTTAAATTCATCTAAAATGGTATTAACATCCATAGGTATTCTGATTTGTATTCCCGGTGCTACAACTAAAGAGTCTTTTTTTTCTTTATTTACTCCTGCTATAATCCACCAAAGAGATGAATCACTGTAATACTGTAGAGCTAAAGTATCAAATCTATCACCTGCAGTAGTAATAACGTATATGTCTTTTAAAGATTCCTTTATTTCAGGAAATATAATATTTCTTCTGTAGTTAAAACCTTCAGAATTTGATAACGTTTTAATATCTTTGTACCTATTCATGGGTTAAAATTCTGCTTTAAATATTGTATTCTGTTTTCCTATAAATTCATTACCGTATCTTGGTGTATCTTGATGTATAGGAGTGAAACTTATAGATACATCTAAAACTGTTGGAAGTTTTTTAGTTTCTGTCTGTCCTTCACTGGTTCCTATAGTTGCATTTTTTTCATCCATTCCTTCTGTATGCCAGATATAATCTGGATTCCATGTTAATGACACGCTTGTGATTATTCCTGTAGCATCAGATAAATAATCCCCTATAGTCAAGGATACTATCTGGCCTCTCATATACCCTCCTCCAACGTATGTAGGTGCTGTTGTTCCTGCTAGAAGGTTTAGTTTTTGGTATAAAGGGAGTATTTCTTCTTTGGTATTTGCTGCTATTTTAAAGGAACACTCTATACTTCTATTAAATCCTCCGTAGGAATAGAAAGTTTCTGCTCTACCTACATAGTTATGATCATTCCAGTTACCAGTAAAACTATCGCTAAAGCTATCTATAAACGCCCTAAAAGGTAGGTAGGTGACTTCTGAGTTATCTTCTTTACCTCTTCTAGGGGTTATAACTTTAAAGTTAAAATCAATTAGATCCTTATAGTATTGATTTTCAAAATCATTTGGGTCAATAATCGTTGTACCTTTAGATAAATCTCCAATAATAGGACCTAGCCCATTTATTCTATCTATTACTTCTATAGTAGTATCTTTACTATCTTTATCCCTTAGTAGTTTACTCTTCAGATTAACACTATATTTGTTTCTATCAAAACCAAAATTAGCTTGTTCGTATCCGTGGCTTCTATTTTCTGCTGAAACGTAAAGGACTGTATATTCAGAACCAATTTTATTTTTATTTAACTGCTCTGGTTTATTTCTATCTGTTTTAGATATAATAGTTGGAGCTGTAGTTGCAGGATTGTATAAATCTTTTAATTTAATACCATCTGCTGCAGAATCTTCAAACTTATCTACATAAGTGGTGAGTATTTTACCTCTAAACGTACTATCCTCTGGGTTTTCTAATCTACCTTTTGTTGTTATATTATTAGTACCTTTGTTGTACAGTGCATTTGGTACTTTGTTTTTATACTCTATATGTCCTCTAACGCCTGGTAAATACCCTCTTTTTCCTGCAAAACCTTCTACGAAGTGTAAACCAGTTCCTGAAACAGGAACTTGTGCTAGAGTTGAAGCTAATTTAGTTACGGTACCTACGACTCCTCCTAAAAGCTTTTTGCCGAAACCAGCATCAGGGTTTTGAATTCCTTTTTCTATTATTCCTAATGCTGCCTGATTAGAAGCAAATTTTAATGCTGCTGGAGTTTGGGTTAGTAGTTTGCTTATTCTTTTTAAATCATCTATCCTTTTAGATCCTTCCAAGGCTATACCCTTAGGGCTTGGATTAGCATTAATATCCTTTACTACTAAAGGCTCAGTGCTTCCAAACTCACCATAAGTCAAGGACTTAAGATTAGTATTCAAATCTATTAAAGGCATGCTTTAAAATTTAATAATTAATTACTAGTTATTTCCTGTTCCGTCTACAGCTCTAGTACGTACTCCTTTCTCAGGTAAATTATCTAAGTAATTGTTGCTAGGTTTGAGACCTTTTAGACTCAATTTAGATTGCTGTGCCAAAATATCTGGATTGTCTGTTATTGATGAGTTGGCATGTAGAGTTGATGTAATTTTAGCACCCTCTCTTTTACTAGGTGTTTGACCTTTTAGGCTTAGTACTGATTCTTTTACTTTGTTTAATAATGACATGTTTATAATTTATTAAAGTTCGTTATATAATATAAATAGCACTAAGTACTAAGTTTAGCTCCTAAAGCTAGTGCTGATCCTACTTTACTACCGTCAAGGTAGACATCTCCACCTTGTTTTACAATATGTATTAATTCTTCTAGGAGTTTTTCTACATTCCCACCTAGTTTTGTTCCACCAGCCATGGTTATTGTATCCTTAGGATTAGATCTAATTGTAAAATCATCTACCTTCATAGGTTCTGCAGAACGTGATTTGGATTGTTTTATATCTCTTACTGCGAGTCCAGCATCTATTGCTACGGATGCTGCTGTTCCTATACCAGGTATAAGGCTTGCTCCACCGGATGCTAATTCTAGTGCTGCTCCTGCGTAATCGCCTTTTGCTGCTCTGCTTATAGCAAATCCGACTCCTGCTAGTGCTCCAATTATAGGTATTTTTTTAAGTAACGACTTACCAACTGCTTTTGCTCCTATTTTACCAGCTGTCTTTGCTAAGTTTTTACCTCCTGTTTTTGCAACAGTTTTTGTAAGTGTTTTAGCGCCTGCCTTACCGCCCATACCTAATACACTTTTAAGACCTTTTGCTCCTTTTGTTAAATTTTTAAAAACCTTTAAAAGGCCTTTAAATTTTTTGAATATAGAAAGAGCTCCAATGGCGCCAACAGTAGTTAATATAAGTCCTGAATATTCTGTCATCTTAGAAAAGAATCCTGCTATTGTTTTTAATGGATCTCCTAAAGCTTTAACTGATTCAGTCATTTCTTGCTGTAATTCTTGTTGTGCTTCTGCTGCAGTTTTTGTTTCTAATTGGCGCAGTAGTTCCTCTGCTCCTGCTGTTCCTCTAATTTTTGCTAATGCTGCTTCTCGCTTTTCTTCATCTTTTATAAGAAGTGCTTTTTCATATTGCTTCCTAACTGCTTCATCTAGAGATTTACTTTGATCTCCACCTAATTTCTTTATAGCTTCCTGCTTTATTAACGTTTCAGCTACTTCTTCTCTAGACATCCCCATTGACTTTGCAAGAGCGTTTTGCTGTAGAACGTTTAATTTGCCAAATTCTTCTGCTGATCCCATTTCTCTAGCTAATTCTGCTGCTAAAGTAGCTTGATCTCCTGATAGGGCTGCTGCACGTGCTTTATCTAAGTTAATATTTCTTCCTAACATTAATTCAGCTTCCATTTCACTTGCAATGGAACTTTCAAAATCTAATAAGTTATCAGCCGCACTATTTAATTGATTGAAGTTTAATCCTAATTTTCTTGCTTGGTAAGCTGCTTTTGCAATTCCGCCTGGGAATTTCTGAGTTGTTAATTGTGTTGCTGATGATGCTGATGCAACATCTTTCATTATATCTTGATACCTAACAGCAGATTTATTGCTGACGTTTTGTAGTTTTACTTGTCCTACTAAATTATCGTTAAAAGTTTTTAAATCTGTTCCGGATGCTGCTGTGAATTGTGCTAGTTTTGCTGCTTCTTCAGCAGAAATGCCTAACTTCTTTGTCATTGTACCGAAAGCAACTAGGGTATCGTCAGATAAGTCAGCTGTTACTCCCATTGCGTCGGACATTGCATGTTGAGTTGCAAGCATTTCTTTACTAGTAAGACTCTTTGTTGCTTTTCCTAGAGCAATAAACCTATCATCCAGTTTATCTGCTTCCTGGTATGACATGTTAAAATTCCTTTGCATGTCAACTAAAGTCTCATTTGTTCTAATAAGTCCTTTGGTAACTTTACCTACAGTAAACGCAAGTGCCATTTTTGAAACAGCTCCTAGAAGAGATTTACCGCCTGCAACCATTGCATTTCCTCCTTCTGCTGCTGCTGCTCTTGCTGATTTGGCAGCAGTTTCAAACTCTCCAAATACTTTACTCAAGCCAGGTATATCTTTAACGAACCCAGCCATTTTATCAAAGAAGTTAGATTCCTCGTTTATTTTTTGTGCGGCATCGGCTACTTCTTCAAAATTTTGTGCTAATCTTGATGCTTCAGATGTAGCGGCATTAAGTTGCTTTAAAGTTTTATTAATAGCTCTACGTTCTTTATCTGAAGCGGTGACTCTAGCATCTGATAATACTTTAATTTGTGAATCTAACTCTGCTATTTTACCTTTTAAACGTGCTTGTGCTCTTGATGCTGTAGCTAATGCTTTTTCAGATTTTAGTTTATCTTTATCAAGTCTTGCAATAATTTTTGCTTCGTTTTGAATACCTTTTACTGCACTAGCGGAGTTTTTCATTGCTGAGGTGAATTCTTCTCCGTCTTTAGCTGCTTGGCTAATATTACTAACCATGTCTGCAAATGCATTATTCGATAGAATAGCATCTTCTCGTAAGTCAGCCAATCGTTCTCCAGCTCTAGCTAAATTTTCTGCTAATGCTTTTGCTTCTTTTGGATCTGGTATATTTTTATTTCCTTCTTCAGCCATTTATAGGGTGGTTTATATAATATAAATAGCAAAGGCCTCTTTTATTTAGAAGCCTTTGTTGAATAACTAGGTTTTATATTAGGTCTTGCAATTGACGTTTTTGTTTTTGCGGGTGTTGGTGCTTTTTCTTCATTTGCCTGTTGAAAATGTTCTCTTATTTTGTTAAAAGTAAACTTTCTTAACCAAATAGGCATATTATAGACTGTATGCCAATCGTACCCGCCATTGCCGTGGAATACTATATCATGTATATTGTTAAAAACACTTAACCTATATTCAGGCGTCAGGCCAAAAAAAGTTAAGCCCGATGGGCAAATCAACTTCCTCCTCTCCACCTTCTTCATCTTGAAGGTTAAATACCATTTTTACATCTGGGTTAATTAATTGATATTCTGCTCTTAATGCTCTTGCATCTTTAGCTAAGAGGTACTCGTCAACAAAAGATCTAATATCTTTCTGCTCTGTTAACCCGTTTACGGAGGTTATTATCTTTTTAAGTCTAGTTGTTACTTCAGGAGAAGAATTTTTATTTAATTTCTTAAGCCCTGTTAATTCTCTCTCTATACTTGTTTCATCACTATGAGTTAGAAGTTTAAAAGTAATTGTATTACCTGTTGTTGGTAGAGCAAAGCTAAACTTATTTTCTTTTTCTTTAACTAAACTTTCATCTAAGTATTTTAATTCCAATTTAGATAAGTCAACTGTATGGTTTGTTCCACCTCTAGAAAAGGTATAGTCCTTTCCATAAGAAAGTACTCTAGCAGCAAACATGATTGCATTTTTATCACCTACTAAAAGTTGATTGTAATCTACTCCTTCAGTAACAATCAAAGATTTAAGTAATCTGTCAATTACAGTTCCGTTCTTAATGTAATTTTGATTAGTTAAAATATCTTCTTCCTTTGCGGTCATATATTTCATTTCTACTTTCCCTGCAGCTAAAGCTGAATCTTCTGGGTATAGCAGCCCTTTAGATGGTAATTCTACTGATTCTGTAGGGACTTTAAATTGTGATTCCATAAATTTTATTAATTATAACTTGTTCTATATATAAATATAAGAAAAATAACTTTTAGAAACAACTAAAAAACCCGGAAAAGATCCGGGTTCATTAACTTTATAAGAGGTAGGTGTGTATTAGTAATTTAATACGCAGTAGTCCATTGCTACTGTAATGCTGATTTCAACAGCTTCATCAGATGTCCAGTCATATTGACCAAAGTCTCCGTTTGATAGTATAGCACCTTTGATGATCCATTCTCCTACGATGTCTCCTACAGGTCCTAAAATATTTAGAGTTAAATCCTTTTTATAGAAATCAGAGTATCCTGCTCTACCAGTTACTGATTCGTAACCTTGTCTTGCCCATTCCATTACTGCTTGAGCACCACTTGGTGTTACTGGATCGTAAAGTGTCATGGTCATATCGTCCCATTCTCTTTTTCCTCTAATTTTTCTATATGAATTGATGTGATCTAATTTGATAACGTTATCGGTGAAGGTAGGAGCTTTTACATTCTTTACCATGAAGGAAGGAATTCCGTCGATAAGCATTACAAATCTGTTTTGTACTTTCGGTTCGAAAGCTTTAAACATTATTTCGTTTGGATCTAATATTGCCATGTTCTATTTACTTTATTATAAATATCGTTAATTAAAAATTATCCATTAAAAGTTGCTCCAGTTGGCTCAACTGTAAAGTCAAGTACTATAAATTCTGCAGTTTTTGCTGGCTGAATGAATATTTGACCTACTAATTGATTTCTGTCTACAACATCTGCTGTATTGTTTGTATCATCCATTACTACTCTAAAAGTGTAAAGACCTTGTCTTTGTACTACTGATTCTAAGTATGGATTTACTATAGATAAAAATCTGTTTCTAGTTGCTACTGTATTTTGTTCAAATACTAAGTTTCTAGCTTGATCTCCTAAGAACTTCTTAAGCTCGATTAATAATCTTCTTACGTTTACTCTATCTAAAGCTGATGCTTTAGTCTGTAAAGTCTTTTGACCAAATACTGCAATACCTTGTCCAGGGAAAGTAGCGATTGGATTAACTTTACCATCATACAATAAGTCTCTTTGACCTCTTGTTAATTTTTGTTCTGCTTGAATTACTCCAACGATTCCTCCTCTTACTAATCCAGCTGGTGCGAACCAAGGTGCTGAACTATTATCTGTAAATGCATATACTCCTGGTATAACACAAGAAGCAGGGACATATACGTTTCTTCCCGTAGCAGATACAACTTGTACCCATGGCCAATAAGAAGAAGCATAAGAACTATTTAATCCTGTTGCTGTTGATGTAATGTTGCTTACAGTTGAACCATAAGACTCTAGATCTATTACTGCGATACAGTCTCCTCTAGATTCTGCTAAAGTAACTACACTATTTAATGCTCCTGCTTGATCAGCATGTTTGTAAATTAAACCTGGTGCAGATAGTATATTAAATATGTATTCGTCTTTATTATCTAGTATTGATATAGCATCTGTATAGTTACCAGATGTTAAACCTTGAGTGTTTGTATTTGATATAGATCCAAAGTAGTTAGCGTTAGCTACAGCATTGATTCCATTTGCATTGTAGAATGATCCAGATTCTTCAATCGGTAAAGATCCTGAATAAGAAGCTCCAGCTCCATCTACTCCTACTGATACACCATCGTTTTGTAAGTAGTCAACTGTTGCTGAATTTACTGCCGAAATGTATATGTAGTTAGACTTGTTAACATAATCTCCTTGAGTCTTAACATATGTTTTAGTCCCGTCTGTTGCTTTAGTTTTAAACTGAGTACCAATTGCGCTTTCAATGTAGTTAGAAGAATTAGGATCTAAACTTAAATTATTAAAAGTCTCTAATACTACTTTATTACTGTGACTGTCATCACCTCTTCTTATTAAAAGAGAGAATGTACCTTTTTTAGCATCGACGTTTTGTATTTGCCATCTGATGTTATCAACTGAACCAGCTACTAATGCTCCTCCAGATCCTGCAATTTCTGCTCCTGGGTTAGTTAGTGAAACTGAGTTGTTAAAGATAGCTCCTTTTCCTAATGTTTTAATTTCAAAAGGTTGAACACTACCGTTAAGTGATGATGAAACGTGAGTTGAAGATGCTTGAGTAAAAGATCCAGTTACTACTCTTGTCATCAATACAGAATTACCTCCTTGTTGGAAGTAGTTTTTAACCGCTATAGAAGTTAAATATTCTTGCTTTGTTGATGCTGATACAAAAGTTTCTCCGAAATTACGTACATACTGATTGTATGATGTAACGATGGTTGGTTCTTCTACTGGTCCTTTAACTGAAGGCCCGATGATTGCAGCGCCAGCTTCTACTGGAGCAGGCTGGATAAAAGAAATATCGTTTTCTCTTGCAAATACACCCGGTGAGATGATTGATTCTGCCATGTTTGGTCTATTTTATTTTAATTTATTATAAATATCATTCAGGAATGTAAAACAGAACTAATGTTTTAACTATATCTGTCTATAATAAATAGGAAAGGAGGATGTAAAACCCTCCTTAACTATAAGTATGTAAAAGATTCTTTATTTTTCCTCTACAAGCTCTGGTTCTTCAACACCTTTTTCTTCTTTAGGTGCAGGAATAAACTCGCCGTTCTTCAAGTCAATTGAACCAGCGCCGTAAGATGCTTCTAAAGCGTCTACTAACTCTTTTTCTGATTCTCTTAATTCAGCTAAAAATGATTTTGCTCCTTCTTTTCTCTCTGAGATATTGATTTCTGCTAGAGAAATACCTCCTAGTTCATTTACCAAAGCAGCATTCTTTTGCTGTAGTTCTTGTAACTTGTCAAGCTCTTCTTGAGTTAACTTTTGATTTGCCATAATTTAATTTTTAATTAATCGATTTATTATAATAGTAATATAAGAATAAATATCTTATAAAACAACTTTTATTTAAATTTATTCTCCTGGTGTAGCTAAATACTTTACTACAGATGTAGGGTTTCTCTGTAAGTTAAGAGAAGCTGATACTGCATTTTTTAACTGCTGTACAGAACCTGAATTTGCAGATTCCATTTCTGATGTTATCCATGCAGATACTACTGCATTATCTAGAGCATCAAAAGAATCAAATGAAGATAAATCCTCTGTTGATACTGCTTGAGTTCCAATTATAGAAGCTGATTCACTTCCTGTGCTAACTGTTAAAGTATAATGTACGTTATACACTACATCGTTTTCGGTGTTTACCGGGTCTTGAGAATCTGAAGCTGTTGGGTAAGTGTCTAATGCTCCAACATGCCAAGAATAAGATAATGCCATAATTTTTGTTTTTTACTAATTAGTTTTTGTTTGTATATATATTAAATAAATAGCTGCTATATTGCTAAATCTATATTTGTATATTAAAGTTGATAACAGCTCTGTGAGTTTTACCGTAAAAAGGTTCAACTGAATGTATAATATCATAAGGCCATATTATAAGCATACCTTTTTTAGGTCTAATGTAATGTTTCATACCTCTTACATGAAAGGCAAAAACTCCACTATAAGGGTGATCCTTAATTGGGTCACCGTCAGATAAGTAGTACCCTCCGGAAAACATTATTGGCTTTGCTTCATTATGATGCCACCTACAGTGATTATGAGCATTGTGTCCTCTACCTGAGGTTGGTTCATAGTACTGTAACCAGCTTTCTGTAATTTCTGGTTTATTGTTATTTTCAATTTCCAATAAGTCTAGCATTTTACAGAAACTGCCTTTTATCCGTCTCTTTATAACTTCTACATTATAATCTTTAGTTTCTAAAAAATCATTTGGAGGAGTATAAAACCTACTACCAATTGGTTGAAGTTTATGTTCTTCCACCCATTCTTCTTGTCTATCGTAATTAACGTTGTAGCTATTCTGTCTTTGGGTATCAAATTGACCTGGTAGTTCTTGTCCCATTTTTTTTTGTTGTGGGTTGAGAATATTTAGTCCAAGAGTATACACTTCATCTGCTATAGTATCATCAAATATTCGTTTATATATTGGAATAGGGGCAAGATGATATAAATGTTCTTGAGTAGTTTTTATTAGTGGTTTTTTGAAATTCATATATTATTTTAAATATCCATTATGAAAAGGTACATAGAAATCTACCTTATAATTTTTAGTTTTAGCATATGCTTCGGCTTCTAACTGTGCCTCCCAAAATATTCGCCAGTTAGTGCTATTGCAAAGTTTACTGTTATCTATCTTTAAATCTGATAGATATTTCATAGTTAAAGTGAATTGGGTACTGTTTGACCCAACTTCTATTCCTAAATCTATCATTTCTTTTAATTCGTGTACATTATATAAATTAATATTATTAGTAATATAGGATTTGTCGTATATACCTTCTCTTTTTTTTACTTTTTTAAAATAAGAAGTTAAATTCTTTTTTATTTTATTAAAATAATCTAACTTTCTTATAACCTTATACGTATCAGATGTTCCTGCATCTATTGAAAATCCTAAATGTACGTTTTTAACTGTATCCAAAAATCTTTCCTGTATCCTTTCAGTAAATATAGTTCCGTTGCAAAAAGTCCAGAATAAGATATTGTCTCTATATTTTATGAAATCAAGTTTTTCGAATACATCAAAAATCCTGTCTTTATAAAACGGTTCTGCTATTCCTAAGACGGAAAGATTTCTAACCTCTGGCATTGCTATTTTTACCTCATTTAAAATATCATCTAGTATATCAGGTCCTACATTCTCCATAAACTGTTTACTGCTTCTAGGGCACATAATACAGGCAGTGTCCGGTGTAGGTTTTATACCTCCTATATTACAAAAAGTAGAGGGTATGTTCAACTCTATATCAACTGGATACTTAGTTAGGTGTACTTCTTTTTTGGGTAGTTTATTAAGACTGTAAAATCTGAATGGACATTTATTATTGTTACAGTATTTTCTATCCAAAGTACCTTTAAGGGTTGAATTTTTAACTCCTCTCAGTTCAGGATTTTTCCAAGCCTTCTCTATACCGTCTTTTAATATATTACCGTACATAGAAGATTGAAAGCAGCAGGAATGGTAACTCCCGTCTTCGTTAATTTTTAATCTAGTAAAAGGTAAATCACAAAATGCTTTCATTATATATGTTTAAAATATAAATTCATATCAAGCTCTTCATTAATAAACTTATTTAGTTTTCTTTGTATTTTACTAATCTTAAAGTAGTGATCAGTTCTATCGTCACTTACTCCTTGAACATATACTGGTTGAAATTTATTAATATATTCTTTTAAACTACAGTTGGAATATATTAGCATAGCATGTTCTTCTATACATCCTTCGATTTTATTTTTTATAGTTATATCTATTAAATCTCTTCCTAAGTTTCTATTTGATGTATACAAACAACCAAAATTAGGTGTTGCTAATCCTTCTTTAAACTCCCAATTATATTTTTTAAATTCTCTTTCAAGGACTTTAAAGTATTCTAAGTTATAATTTAAAATTAATCTTCCTTCAAAAGTTTCCTTAAATGATTCTACTGTGTCTTTATGTTGAGCATATAAAGGGCAGAGTGTCTCATTTTTATTTAATAGATTATAAAAGTTCTTATCTAATGGTCTTAAAGCGTAACAATCCCAATCCAACATAATGACTTTTTCAAACTTCTTCAAAGCTAAGTCTAATGCTACTAATTTTTTACCGTATTGGGTATTGTATGTTTCAAAATAGGGGTGTGAGTCCTTAACTAAGAATGTGTTAAATCCTCTTTCTTTTAGAAAGTTTTCGTTCTCCTTACCCCAAACGTATACCAAGTGATTACTCATTACCGGGAATCTTGGAATTTCAGCTTTAGTTTCATTCCTTTCCCCCCAGTATGTTCTAATTATAGGTATTGTTGTATTCATCCCAATATTTTTTAAATCTTGAATGTTGTAAATACTTACCTAATCCAAGCTCAATACATTCTCTAAAGTACCTTTTTGTTTCTTTTGCTAGAAACTCAGGAAACATGTTAAAATGTATTTTATTAAACCATACATGTTCCCATACTAAATCAGTATCTTTTTTATCTGATGCACCAAGCGGTAAGTACCATTGTTCTGATTTACCTTTATATCTATCTTTACGGTCTGAGTAATTACTATTAGCTAAAAACACCCTATCTGTTAACGTATTAGCTTTATAATCTCCTTCTCTAATAACATGTCCTAATATGCCTTGATCAGTAAGTAACCAAAACCATTCAGGTACATAGTCACCATTTGTTGCAACTAACTTTTTATGCCAATTAGAGTATTCAGATTTTAATTTCATATTATTTACTGCTAAAAAAGAAGTATTCGGACAAAGGTCGTTACAGTTATAATTGTCTGGGAATTCAATATGTTTTATATCTTTTTCCCAATCTTCTTTTTCAAAGTAGTAATACCCTCTGGGTATTTCCCAATGAGTTACTGTTAAATCTCCTTCCAGTATATAATCTGGTATAGGTTGTCTGATTATCATATCTTGGTCCATGAAAATAAATGGTTCAGATTGGTTTGCTAGAACTTTTATTTTACCGCTAGTCCAAAAATAAGCCGGGTCTATATCAGTTTTCGAATATCCATCTAAAAACTTTATATCTACTTCATCATAAAGATCATTGATACCAAATTGCTGATAAAAGTTAAAACCTATTGAATCTGTGTAAAGTTTTATTGTACCATTGTGATGTTTCCACATCCCTGCAGATAAAATGGTGTACAGTATTTGGTATGTTGGTTGATCATAGCATTCTCCTGGTAATTCACGTGTAGATCTAAATCCATGTCCTCTTAATCTTTCTCTATGAAAAAAAGGTTTGGTCCAATTAACATGTATTCCTTTCATATTAGGTGTTTAAATGTATATACGCCCACTTAACCGGTATTTTACTAAGATAAGGTTTATAAAAGTTAAAAACAACTTTTTCCACAGAAAAAGATGGAGCAATATTCGCATTTTGTACAGCGTAAGGAGAGTCATCTACCTTTCGTATCTCTTCTGCGGTAGTACCTCGAAACTCTTTAGGTGTATTTGAAACCCAAAAAGAATGAAACACTCTATGTAAATCTTCTTCTTTTACATGTCCTCTGTATTGTACAAATAAAGAATGTTGCGGGGAAATTACTTCCAAACCTAAGGTTTCTAAAAATACATCTGCTGCAAAACGTAATGGAAGACCTTTATCTAATAATACCTGAGCTGATTTCCTATTTAACTGGTATGCATGCCCAGCATATTTGTCTGAAAGCATATCAGGTTTAAATATCTCTGTTTGATCAGTTGTATTTTTTCCTAATAATTCTTCATTGGTCCTGCCCCACATAACAATATCGTAAGGTGTTCTTTTTACTTGCTCAATAAAGTTAGTTAGTCTGCCTGTAAGAATATATTCAGTCATTCTTTCGCTAAACGTAGCATCATCTTCCAGTATTAAACAGTTAGCATGTTCTGAGTTTATGAAAGCAGTATACGCTAACCTGTGGGAAAGGGCACAGCCTATAATATTTTTGGTTAGTAGTCCATTGCAGTCTATAAATATAGGGTTTAATGTACCCTCTTTTATAAGTTCTTGTTGGCTTTTTAAATCACTTCCTGCAATACATTCTATAAACTGATAGTTGGTAATATTAAACTTATTGAAAAAGTCTAATATTTTAGCTTTCCTTTCAGTGTATGCAGGGAGATTTAATACGTAGATTATATCAACTCCGAAATCCATAACTTAATTTAATTTAAACGTCTAATAAACTTGAACTAGGTACTAAATTTTGCAGTTCTCCTTTTAAATGCGTGTAACAATGCTGGTAAATATTAGTTAAGTTATCCATCTGTATACGGTTAACGTCAAGTACAGATTCACTAATATATGTCCATTCCGAACTAGATACCCATCTAGTTTCTTCTACTTCATTTCCATCATCATCAAAATCTATATAGGTTTGACTTGAAGAAGTGAATATTTCCTCCCAATGTTCTCTAACAACTTGTTCTGTAGACCCTGTTAAAGGGAAAGAAATAAGTTCAGGTAAGTTTAAAGAACCTGTGATAGATCCAGATTCGTATTCTAGGTTATACATTGGAACACATGCTACATTTACTAAGTCATCTTGGTAGTAGTACTTTTTAGATTTAAGAGCATCGCTTGATGATAGAAATACTACAGGGTTGTACTCTACTTCACCTAACCATGGCTTTACTTTATAAAATTCTATCCTAATGTAGGCTGTTTCTGTATTACCCCAATCTGTTTTTAATGTTCCTTTTAATTGTATTGCCATTTTGTTTTACTTTAATATAATATAAGCTAAATTTATTTATTCTCCAACTTTTTTATTCTATCTTCTAATTTATCGATAGTTTCTTGCTGTTCTTTCATACCTTCTATTAACAAAGCAACTATTTTTTGGTAGTTTACTGCTTTGTATCCGTTTTCTCTAGTTTGAACTATTTCCGGTAAGACTCCCTCTATCTCTTGAGCTATAATACCGATATCTTTACTCCCTTTCTCGTAAGTGTCTTGTTTATCATTCCAATTAAAATAATAACCAGAGAGTTTATTAATTTTAACTAGGGGATTATTAATTTTTACTAGATTATCTTTAAATCTTTTATCAGATGAGTAGAATGCTATTACATCACCTTTTACTCTTAAATTACCAGAGTGATCTAACCACATACTAGTCTTAGAACCTACTGCATAGGAATCGGTTGTAGCAAAATACATTTTAGTACCGTAGGAACCATCTGATCTTACATATATACCTGCTTGAGCATTTGATCCATTAGCGGTATCACTAGCTCCAAATGTTATTGCATTACCAAAATGATCAGTAGCAACTCCTGGATCTAAGTGTATAGTACCAACCGCTGTTCCTGGTTGTGTAGTATTCCAGTTAGCAGAATCTCCTGATATGTAAAGACCAGTTCCAGGTGAAGAGGTACCGATACCTACGTTACCGCCAGTAAAAGTAAAATTACCTCCTGAACCACCGTGCTGATTTGCACGAAAGGCCATTGACGCGTACGAATTTAAATAAGCAGTAGAAGCGTTATCGTATACTGAAAAAGTAGGACCTGAATTTCCAGTTCTTTTACCTTGTAAGAAGTATAAATCATTTGATGTTCCTTCTACACTTATTCCTGCTCCTGCATTTATAAATAATTCCCCTGATAAAGAATATGTTGATCCAGCAGAAAGTGGTAAATAAGGCCCTTGTGATCCTCCACCACTATCTGATTTAGGTAATTTAATCAATACCCACACAGCAGAACTAAAGTCTTGTCCACCTTGCATATTGTTTGTTTCAGTAGGATATTCATCAAAAAATCCATTTATTCCATCATCATTACCAAAACCTGCATGTTCAAAACTATCTTGTCCACTATAAGTTCTTGTAGCAGATACAGTAATCTTAGCATCTGCAGCACCCTCCCAATTGAAAGCGTTTGCAGTAGCTGTTGTATATGCCGATGATGGATTTGTAACATTACCATCAGACATACCTACTGAGGTTTGCGATGGGTTAATCCATCTTCCGAATCCATCGTAACTACCATTTATATTCCATCCAAATTTATTATTACCCGAATGATTAGGTCCAACTGATGCCATTCCGCTATCAGCCCCTCCAGAAAAGAAATGTTTCCATAGTCTACCTGCTGGTACTCCGTATATAAAATCTATAGTTCGTGTATCCCTCCATTTAGTAAAGTCTGTTGCACCCATAATTCTAACCTCTGTAGGATAGCTATTCCCAAAATCTGCAGAGAACTGTGTGGTTTCACTTTGGGATGTAGACGTACTTAATCCGGATACAGAACTCCAAGTACCCTGTATTTCATTCATAGCATTACTAGCGAATCTACCGACTAAAACCCATTCACCGTAATTATCTGTAATTACTCTACATTTTTGTAATCCTCCGTTAGGAGTTTTTATTAATCTAATTTCTGAAGTGTATTTACCAAAGTTAGTTGGTGTTGCCGAAGTAGATAATTCTTGAGATGGTGCAGATGAATTTCTACCAAAATAAGCATTACCATTTGCCAATACTCTAAATCCAGCATTATTGCTGCCTCCAAAAATAGAAGAAACTCTCAACACTTGTTGGGTGCCGCTTGAATTAGTTTCTATATGTGCTCCAATACCTGAAGTGCTGGTATTGTAGAAGTACCCCATCCATTGAGAAGAGTTTTGACTAACTTGAAGTAACCCATCTGCAGGGTTAGTAACTCCTATACCAACATTTCCTTCTGATGATATTGTCATTCTAGTAGCGAATGAACTATCTTGAGTTTGAAACTGTAAGGAACCTTTATTATCAGCGTTATCTCTATATCCTGCAACTGTAGCAAAAGTATCACCGTTATTACTAAAGATCATTTCTCCAACAGGACCATCTGTTCCGTTTGTCCTTTTTCCGTCTAATTCTAACGTAGCAGTTGAGGTATCTGTATCATGATTTTCGATTGATAGTTGGAAAGAAGGATCAGTTGTACCTATACCTACCTTACCGTCTCTATCTATTCTAACTTTTTCTGTTGGTGCGCTACCTCCTGTTTGTGTCATAAAGGTTAAAGCTGAACCTCCGTTACCGTTAGCTAACTGATGCACAGAATTTATTCTTGTTTCAACAAAATCAGTATTTGCTCCTGACCAGTATCTACCGTTCATTACAATAGAGTTTTGTACATCTCCAGCATCGGTTAAAGCTCCATCACGATTTCTTAGACGTAAAATTGTACCTCCTGAATCAGATCTTAATTCGACTAAATTAGCAGGACTAGTAGTACCTATACCTACCTTACCTGATTGTAAGATAGATAATGGTGTTTTTATATCTGTATCTGCATGAAATTTAAAATCGATTCTTTTAGGGACACTATTACCTCCGTTTACTCCTATTATTTCAGAGTACCTAGGGTTAGAGCTACCAGGATTGAATAAATTATAACCTTGGAACCTTATTGATGAACCTGAATTATCTGCGTCGGCATATTGGTGATTAGTTAATACTAAAAGATCACTAATTCCTGATGCAGTACCTTTACTTATGTTTAATTTACCATCAGGTTCGTCTGTACCTATTCCGATTTCTCCTTGATTAAATACTAATACATCTGAATAAACAGTACCTGCATTTTTTTGATCGAATACATACCTAACATTACCAGAGGTTACTGTTTCTGATAATTGTAAGTTATAATTATTGGCGCCGGGGTGATCATAACTCCATTGTTGGTATACACTTGATGCTTCGTTTGATATTTCTAGACCTGCTAGTGGTTCTGATACCCCTATACCAATCTTTCCGCCGTCTATTAAATACATTCTACCGCTACCTGAGTTAGTACCGAGAACTAATGATCCTGTACTTGCAGAAGATATACCAAAATCACCATTTGTTAGACCGTTAATAGCCCAATCTCCTGAACCCATATAACCCAATGTTGTTGAATCTTCTTGAAATCTTATGGCTGGATGATCTCCGCTTCTTTTGATTTGTAGAATACCATTTACTTCAAGCTTCTCATTAGGGTCAGTTGTACCTATACCTATAAACCCGTTTGGATTAATAACAAAATCTGCAGTTGCTCCAGAAGGTTCTGCTCCTGCGACACCTAGCACCATTGAGGCCATACCAGTATCGCTTCTAAGTATAGCAAATTTATTTGCCAAAAAGCCATTTGTCAAAGCAAATCTACGAGCACTACCGGTATAGTTAGTATTAGAGTTAAACTCTAAAAATCCATAAGATCCGTAAAAATTACCTGTTGATGAATCTTCTATTCCATGTCCTGAAATTAAAGTAATGTTAGGGTCTCCGGGGTAGTTGTTACCATTCCTTCCTAATTGAACACTTCCTTCTACACCTAACCTTTTAGAAGGGTTGTCGCTTCCAATACCAAGCTTACCTCCAATTGTAACATTTGCAACGTTATTAGGATTAGCTCCTAAATTTCCGTTAGTATTTTTAAATCTATACCAGGTATTTGCAACTCCTGATCCTGGTGTAGAGGTTTGTGTAAATATAAATTCAGGAGTACCTGAGTTGTACCCAGTGTAAGACATTTTAATAGAATCGTAAGCTGAATTATCTCCTAAATTGGATAAAAACATACCTGAGGATCCACCTGCTATATGAAGTTTTGCATTAGGGGAAGTCGTACCAATACCGAGGTTACCATCATTGTCAATAGTAACACGTGTTTGGGAATGCCTATAGTCTCGAATTCCAAAGTGCCCTTCTCCACCTTCTCGTAGAGTAAAGCCCCATCTATTTAGAGAAGGATTCAAGTTGGAAGCAGCAGTAAAAGCAATAGGAGAACTAGAGACTACTTGAATTGCTCCATCACTATAGCTATTTACGTTCGATGAGGTTGCTACCTCAAGCTTAGCATTAGGAGTAGTTGTTCCGATACCAACAAATCTTGAGTTGGTATTGTAAATGTCTGTTCCATTTTCAGCCCAATAAGTACCACTTCCTCCGCCACTTGCGCCTCCTGGTATTTTAATTAACACCCATACAGCAGAACTAAAGTCTGATCCACCTTGCATATTGTTTGTTTCAGAAGGATACTCATCAAAAAACCCTTCAATACCATCATCATTACCGAAACCTGATGTAACATTTGTATCTTGTCCACAAAAAGTCCTTGTGGCATGCACAGCAAATTTTGCATCACTATTTGTTTCCCAATTAAAAGCATTAACGGTTGCTGTAGTATATGCTGCTGGAGGGTTTAACACTGGGTTTGTTGTATCAGACATTCTTATACTAACTAAGTCTGGATTTGTCCATCTACCAAAGCCATCGTAGGCGCCATTAACAGTCCATCCATATTTAACAGTATCAACTATTCCCATGGTTGTAGTATCGCCATTACTAAAGAAATGTTTCCATTTTCTACCTGCAGGAACTTTATAGACAAAATCAATAGTTCTTGTGTTTCTCCAATTGTTAAAATCAGTAGCACCCATTATCCTTACTTCATCCGGAAAACAATCACCAAAATCGGCAGAGAACTCTGTGGTTTCACTTTGAGATGTTCCTGTGCTTAAACCACTAACAGAGCTCCAAACACTTTGAACAGTAGTCTTAGCATTAGCAGCAAATCTACCTACCTGAATCCATTCTCCATACTCATCAGTTATAACTCTATATGGTTTTAATCCTCCGTTTGGAGTATCTATTAATACTACCTTAGAGTCAAATATTGCACCTTTAATTTGATTAGGTCCATTTTTTTCTGCATCTTGAAAGTTTATACCTTTATCTGTAGATGTAAGTATTTGACCGGCAGCTCCTTTATTGCCGTCGTTGTCAATAATGTACTTAGTTGAATATGTTTTTCCTGTACCCATTTTTTAATATGTATTTCTTACTATGTTAACCCATTCGTATGTGGATGCGCCTGTTTGCATACACATATCTGCGTAGCTTGCGTCTTCTTCTGTTACTTCTATTACTGATACGTTGTCTATAGATAAAGTAACAGCACTTACATCACCTGCAAGATATAAAAGTGAATTCGAACTTGCGTTTGTAACCTCTATAATATCAGTGTAAGTTCCATTTGCAGTTCTAGTAGTGCCTGCTGTATATCCTCCTAAAATTATTCGGAATATGCCTGATATGTAATTAGATATTGTATAAGTTACTTTATATGTTTTATTTACTGAAATTGAAATTGTTTGAGTTAAATCACCTCCAGCTGAGGCTCCGTTGCCTTTTCCCCCACTAATAGTCCAACCAGTTCCTTTAGTCCAATCGCTATCAGTATCAAAACCACCATTAGTAACTAACTCTTCTCCATCAACCTCTACATATTCTGTATCAGTTCTATATCGCATTGTACCTACTTTATCTGCTGAAGCTGTGGCTGTATCATTAGCCATTTGTATACCACCAGTAACTTGTAGTTTTGAGACAGGACTAGTAGTACCTATACCTACGTTACCTGCATTTCCAGTTGCGTTACTTCCACCTCTAATTGTCATAGCAGTTTCACCTCCTGGTTGGAAATATATTCTATTTAAATCATTTGGTGAATCGTAATTAGTTGTGATATATAATTGATTATCACCATTTTGAGTATATTTAATACTAGCGTTTTGAGTAGCGCCGCTATTATGTTCAAATAGTATTTCAGCGCCACCACCGGGAGTTTGTTTTTTAACTAGTATATGCGGTTCTGAATTTGAAGTACTATTAACTTCTAGTTTACTACTAGGACTAGTCGTCCCGATACCTACGTTTCCACCGCTAGGATTTAATAATAAATTTCTTAAAGTTCCACCTTCTGCAGATTGAATCCAACTATAGCTATTTTCTACAACTCCTAAAAGTAATTTAGATCCTCCAGTCGTATTAGTCACAGAAATTATTTCATTTCCATCCGCAGGTGTAGCGCTAGTGCCCTTAACCTCTAGTTTTGCTTGAGGGTCAGTAACCCCAATTCCTACGTTGCCTAACTGTGTGAGTATCATGGTTGTTTCATCAACAGATGTTGAATTTCTAGTGCTTCTTAAAAAAGCTAAATCAGAACCAAAAGGCTCGTTTGCGGCAGTTGCGGGAGCTGTTACCATAGCTATATCCCACTTGTATATATCTAAGTTGTTAACTCCTGTTTGACTAGTCTTAAAAGTTAAAGCGGATCTTTTAGTACCTACAGCTTGAGTGTTAACTGCGTTCCAACCTAATGTTATATCGTAGTTGCTACCGTCATCTAATCCACCAACTTGTAAAGCTGTACCAGGATTAGTAGTTCCTATTCCTACTTTTCCAGAAGTATCTATTACAAACCTATCATTTGTACCAACTCTACTGTAGTCAGATATTTTAAATTTATTACTATCGCTTCTGTCTGTTCCTATGCTCCAGTCATTTCCGTCTGTATTAAATATAACGTAACAGTCATCAGTTGTATTATCACCTATTCTAATAGATGTAGGATTTGCGGGATTATCTATTTGAAGCCTATCTGTATTGCCAGATGGGTCAACACCTATACCAACGTTTCCAGAACCATTAATAGTTTGTCTAACAACGCCATTCGTAGCAAATTCTAAATTATAATTACCTTGAACTGCTAAAATACCAGCATAAGCAGTATTGCCGGTTGCAAAAGAATCTACTGTAGCACCGTTTCGTGATAAATAAAAACTTTGACCATTATTTTGTAAATCTAAAGAAAGATATCCAGTACTACCCAGCATTCTAATTCTACCGTTGTTATTATGTATATCTATATCGTATGTAGGAGCAGTTGTCGTTCCAATACCTATTTTGCCTAAAAAATTGGCATCTCCTGCACCTGAGATTGTAAGTCTTTTAGAAGGGTTTCCTGATGTTCCGGTATAAAACTCCATATCATCACCGTTCCATCCATCAAAATATATACCACTACTTGGTAATGCAGAATTGTCATAAACAACATTACCAGAATTATTTACTCTTGAATTTGCTCCTATATATAATCCCGCTCCACTTTGATCTACTGTAGATAAACCTGAACTAGCAGATGCACCGGTAAATGCTATTTTAAAATTATTAGATTCTTCTCCTGGAAGTACTATATTACCTGAAAAGATTGAATTACCGGAACTATTTATTTTAAATTTTTCTGAGCCGTTTATTAAAAATCTATGATAACCACCTGTGTTATACCCCATATAACCGTAAGTACCACCACCAAAAATCTTATAATTAGCATCAGCAGTCCCAAAAAATAAGTTACCTTCATTTGATGCAGCTTTTAAGTATACATTACCTGCAAAAGTTGCGTTACCACTTTCTTCAATTTTAAAAAGTTCAGTACCGCTACCAGAAGAACTATCTTTATACCAAGCAAAATATCTATTAGTATCATCATTGTCTGTGTCAATATTAAATGTCATTAACTCTTTAGCATTAATATGACCAGATGCTGTATCTGCTTTACCTATCTCTAAAGTTCCACCTTCAATAATTACAGCACCTGCAAACGTTGCGTTACCAGAGGTGCTTAACGTTCCTATATTTGATAAATCATATACTGCTTCATTACCACTAGTGTTTCTTGTAGCAAGACTTAAAAACCCATCAGCAGCTTTGTTCATTACTTCAACACTAGACCTTAAGTACAACAAACCAAAAGCTTGAACATAGCCAGAGCTAACAAAGTTGCCACCAATATTTAAATTATTAGTTAAATCCCAAGTGTCATCTGCATCATCAAATATTAAACTTGCTTGTGTAACACCATCACCTCTATAAACAGAGATACCAGATGTAGCTGCTGTCGCAGTATCTGGTGTTCCTTGTGTGGTATTAAGCTGTAGTATATTATCTTCAACTTCTACGGTTGTAGTGTTTAATGTAGTGGTTGTACCATTAACAATTAGGTTACCCCCAACTGTTACATCACCTGAAAAAGTTGTGTTACCTGCACCATCTACTTGAATGTCCCATCTACTATCGGTATCATTATATAAACCAAAATAATTCGCAGTATTGCTAAACATGAAGTCATCTCCACCGCCATTGAAAACTAATCTTGGAATATTATCTGCTGCATTTAATGTTAAATAACCACCTGTAGAAACTGCTCCAGCAAAAGTAGCGTTTTTATTAGGACTTAAAGTTAAAGTTAAATTTTCATTAGTTGTTCCATTTGCATCAGATGTATAAAACCTCATTTCTTGGTTATAACCGCCTGTATTTGCTGTTCTTATACTACCCAACCAATCTCCGTCATTAGATGATACACCCCTAACTAATACAGACTCTGCGTTAGTTGTATTTGTGCCTTGTATATATAAAGTATCTGTAAGTTTTTTAGTCGACCCAGCTGTTAGTGGCAAATAACTTCCTAATGTACTAGGAGCAACTGCTCCAATATCGGATAATATTTCTGCTCCTGTTCTATATTTAATTATACCTGAGTCTGATACTAAAAACTTATCAGTGTCAGATGTTGCGTTTGTTATAGTATTTAATGTAAGTCCTGTTGATTGTAATGTAGCGGCTAAAGATGCTTGCAAGGCGCCTGCATAGAACTTAATTGAAGATCTACCATAAATACTTAGTCTGTCTTGATCACTAAAGCTATTCCAATTGCCTTCAGTTATACCAAGTGGTGCTGCTGTAGTAGTATCCCCAAAGTGTATTTCACCACCTTGAGCCATTCTAATTCTTTTTATAGCACCTGTAGTATATGTACCTAATTCAGTTGTGTTATTAGAAGCTCCAATTAAGTTGCCTCCAATTGATACATTTCCTGCAAAAGTTGCGTTTCCATTATGAGCAATAGATAATTTTGTGCTAAAAACTGTATTAGCATCGTTTACAGTTCTAATATCAAACGATTCATACCCTGTTGCACCAATCGCTCTAATGTCCCATTTCTTTTTATCGGTGGTACTACCTGACCCATTGTCATGTAATCTTATAAAAGGATCATCATTTTCTAAATTAATACTTCCTTTGCCTGCTACTCCTTGTGCTGTAAAGTATACTGCTCCTGAAAAGGTTGAATCTGCACCTCCAGATTGCGTAAATGCAGCATCTACATATGTGCTTCCGTTTAAATAAGTTGTGCCGTTGTTATAAAAGTCATATGAACCATGAACAGCACTACTCTTTACGGCAAATTTGCCAGTAGCATTACCCGACGCCATTGCAACATTTCCTGTAATAACTGTATTTCCGCTATTTCCGCTTATAGTTAATCTTGCAGTTTCGTTTGTACCTAATACTAAATCTCTAATGGAGCTATCATGGTAAATATACATAGCAGTTGCATCTAAAGCAACAGCACCGGTATACCCAGAGCCTTTTACTTTTAATTGACCTGGTGCGCCAATTGCCATAGTTGTATTTGAAGAATCTCCTAAAACTACATTACCTGCAAAAGTTGAGTTTTGGGAAGCGTCTAATTCAAGTGCCTCTGTTCCAACTGTAAAAAATTTCATTGTTGAGCCAAGTGATTCAGCTCTTAATTCTACATTATCTCTATCTGAAGCATTTAATAATAGCTTAGCTCTTACTGTGCCAGCATCTGTTAAATATATATTATCTTCTGCTGCGACAGAGCCTGCAAAAGTTGCATTACCAGATTGATCTATTAAAAGTTTTTGTGCAAAACCTGTTGTGTATAAACGAAAACCATCTGCTGATCCTCCTATGTACATACCTCCAGCATTTCCACCTGTTCTAAATAATCCTATCTGAGCACTAGAATTTGTTAAGGTAATTCTAGGGTAGTTATTAGTATCGTTTGTTATAAAAGTACCAGTGTTCCCTGTAGCAATGGAATTTGTGTTTCCATTTACTGTTATATTACCTGCAAAAGTTGCGTTATTCCCACTAATTGCTATTGGAGCATCTGTTAGTGAATTAGCAGCTGACCACATTACTACATCATTAGTTGTTCCAGATCCATTTACTCCTCCAGCGGTAGCTATTGATGCTAATGAACTAGATACTGATCCCCAACCATCTATTGTAATATCGTCACTATCTATATCTCCTGATACTTGTAATTTAGATCCAGGATTAGAAGTACCGATCCCAACGTTACCAGCTGAATTAATACGCATTCTTTCTGAAGCTGCAATTGATGTATCAGTCCCGTCTGTATTGTTAGTTTTAAAAACTATATCTCCCCTATACCAAGTTGATGAATTTGTTACAAAATCAATAGATTGCATAACTGATAAGTTATTGCTATACCCTCTGGCTTGGCCTATAATTCTTGATAATGTTAAGCCTGCAACACCATCTGCATTAGTATTTGTTAGTACTATATTTTGCTGACCACCATATAAGTGCAAGTCCCCAACAGGGCTAGTGGTTCCAATCCCGATGTCGCCGTTTGAGGTTATACGTAGTCTTTCTGAACCACCTGTAGAAAATCCTAATGTGTCTGATGATGCTCTAAATATTCCAGTATTATCATCTCCGTTGAATATTAAACTTGGAGAAGATGCTGTTCCTACAGAGTCTATGGATACAAAGGAAGTACCGGCTCTTAAGACTGTTCCAACTCCACCTGATTGTACTTCTAAAGGGTATATAGGGTTGGATGTACCTATACCTACGTTACCGTTACTCTTAATACGCATCCTTTCAGTACTACCTACATTCCATCTAATATCTCCAGCTAGTGTTTCATTAATTTGCCCTGAGCTATCCCAATAGTGTTGAACTTTGTTAGTCCCGTTAGCTTTAAGAAAAATACCCCCGGTTAAATCATTTCTGGTAGAATTTATACTAAGTGATGTGGTATTTGCTGATAAAGTAGAGGGTCCTGTTGTTCCTATTCCTACATTTCCAGCATTAGAAATTGTTAATGCAAGATTACCGTCTGTTAAGTTTTGCCAGTATGTATTACTATTATCCGAATGAAAGCCCCATTTTTTGGCAGAAACTCCAGTTCGTTGATACGCTATAGATACAGTAGATGTACCATTGACCTCTAATGGGTAATTTGGAGTATCTATACCAACACCTACATTACCAGATGACATATCCATAACAAGTACACTGTCTGTGGCATCTGTTCCATAGCTTCTAAACTTTATATCTCTAGCTGCGGATGCTGTTGCTCTTTGAGTAGAGGATAGTATTAGAAAGTTGTTAGTACTATCATCAGTGATTTGAAATGCGTGTTCACTATCTGTTCCTATTCTGGTATTACCTACAACATCGAGATGAGTGCTAGGGTTTATCGTTCCAATACCGACGTTACCGCTAGGTTTTACTACAAATCTTTTATTAGCAAATCCGTTAGTAGAGATAAACACATCATCTGCGCCTTCTGTTACTAATCCAAGGTATCCACTTTCAGCTCTTATACCTAAAGAAGTACTGTAGGTTAAACCGTAATTTTTAAAATCAAATGTTCCGACACCTGTGTTTATGTTTAATTTATCTGTAGGAATAGTCGTCCCGATACCGACGTTACCGCTAGAAGTAATTCGCATTCTTTCAGACCCTGCTGTAGTGGTATTATTTGCTGCAGTAAAAAACCTTAATAAAGTAGCGGCGTTTTCAACGGTTGATCCTCCTCCGATGTGTAACGTAGTGTCAGTAGAAAAGCTATTCATAAACATAAACGTAGCGGGTTGCTCCGTTATATCATAATGCTCACCTCTAATTCTATTTGTTTTATTAGTATTAGCCGTTTTATTATCACTTATTCTTAAATATCC